GTTGCCGCCCGCGAGCTGCTTGACCGTGGCTACGGTAGGCCGACGCAGACGACAGAGCTTAGAATGCTGACGTTGGATCTATTCGACCAAGCGATCCAGGACCTGGAAACGCAACTTGCCGAGCGATGACCCGCGGCTCGATAGACGACAACGCGATCAACCTGTCCGAGGAGGCCCTGGTCGAGCTGCACCGCCGCTATGACGGTACACGGCTGGGCAGGGTTGCCGCCCGCGAGCTGCTTGACCGTGGCTACGGTAGGCCGACGCAGACGACAGAGCTTAGAATGCTGACGTTGGATCTATTCGACCAAGCGATCCAGGACCTGGAAACGCAACTTGCCGCCAACGATTCAGATCGACCCAGCCGTACCGCCGGAGAAGATTCGGCGCTACCGGCAGCTACGCGCACAGCTTGAGGAGCACGAAGCACGCGGGCATTGGTTCTGCAAGAGGCCCGACTGTGACGGCCAGCCGCACGCCGGCTACCACTGGTGTGAGCATCCGCTAGGCGGTGAGCATGAGCCCGAGTGCAGGCACGCTCGAGCGGCACAGCGGCCACCGTGGCTCGATGGACTATCTGCCGCTCGCTACTGGATCGTCATGGCTGGGCGGGCGTGGGGCAAGACGCGCACGGGTGCCGAGTGGCTGGCGTATGAAGCGAGGACGCACCCGGCCCGCGACTTCGGTGTCATCGGCCGGACGATCGAACAGACCCGCGAGGTGTGCATGGAGGGCGAATCGGGGTTGCTGAGAGCCCTTGGGCTGAGCATCATCAGCAAGGAGTACAACCGCACGACGCAGGAGATCAAACTGGCCAACGGCGCGACGATTTACGCCTACACGGCCGAGAATCCCGATTCGATGCGCGGGCCGAACCTCTCGGGGGCCTGGTGCGATGAGCTTGCAACCTGGCACTACGAACAGGCGTGGCACGAGGGCCTGATCCCGGCCACGAGGATCGGCAACCCCCGCATCGTCATCACGACTACACCGAGGCGTACCAAGCTCCTGAAAGCCCTTGTCGAGCGAGACGACGGCACGGTAGCGATGACCCGCGGCTCGATAGACGACAACGCGATCAACCTGTCCGAGGAGGCCCTGGTCGAGCTGCACCGCCGCTATGACGGTACACGGCTGGGCAGGCAGGAACTGGGCGGCGAGTTCTTGGAGGACGTGCCGGGCGCGCTGTGGACGGCCAGCGTGATCGAGCAGACACGGGGCGTGCTCATCGACTAGGCGGCCTCGATCGAGCCTATGTAGTCCTCTATAGTGCTATATACTCTCGCCGGTGGCGCTCAAGACCATCTCGCTCCAACTCGACGAGGCTCTGCTCAAGCGGCTCGATGAGGTTCGTGGCGGGGTGCCTCGGCAGAAGTGGGTGGCGTGGGCGATTGAGGCTCTACTGCGACGAGAGGACGACAAGTGAACACGCTCTATCGGTTCTTCGACCACGAGGGGCGGCTGCTCTACGTCGGGAAGACCACGAACATCGCGGGACGACTTGCCACGCATCGCTCGGAGAAGGCGTGGTGGACGGAGGTCGCGGCGATCGAAGTCGAGCACTACGCTTGCGAGCGGCATCTCAACCGGGCCGAGCGAAACGCGATCATCGCCGAGCGCCCGCTCTACAACGTGACGCACAACCCGGCCCCGCCGACTAGTGCGGGAGTGCCACCGGTTGCGCCTCGGCCGATCGCAAGCGAGCCAGCGGTGGCAGTGGCATGATGAGCGAGGTCACTAGGGCGCTCACCGCTCGCCGAACGCAAGTAGACTGCTCGTGTGAACGTCAGTCGCTCCGAACTGTCGCGGATCGTAGTAGCGATTGACCCCGCCGGATCGGCGAATGAGGACTCAGACGACACCGGCATCATCGTCGTGGCCAAGGGTCCGCACCGCGTCGAGGAGCAAGCCGAGGTCAAATGCCAGTACCCCGACTGCGGCGGCCACGGCTACGTGCTCGATGACCGCACCTGCCACCTGCTGCCGCACGAATGGGCAGCAGTAGCGCTTGACGCCTACGACTACTGGAAAGCGGATCGTGTCGTGGCCGAGCGCAACTTCGGCGCGGACATGGTCGAGAACACGGTCAGGGCCGTGCGTCGTGGTGTGCCCTTTACGGCCGAGTGGGCATCGCGTGGCAAGCGGGTACGTGCCGAGCCCGTTGCTGCGCTGTACGAGCAGGGCCGCATCCACCATCTCGGCATCTTCGAGGAGCTCGAGCAGGAGCAGCAGACGTGGACACCGGACGAGCGCTGGTCGCCTAACCGCCTCGACGCGCTGGTGTGGGGCTTGACGAACCTCGGCCTGATCAAGGGCGGCCCTGGTGCCCTGCTTACCGCTAAGGGCGAAGTCCCCCGCAACACGGTTAGCCAACGGGAACGGGAGCTGAACGGTGGTAGGGACTCGCGGCAACTGCCGCCGCACCTGCGACGGCTGGCGAGGAACTCGGGACTGCGATGAGTGTTTCACGTGAAACACAGGTCGAGCGCAGCGAGCAGGATGTGGCCTGGGATGTGCGCGGGCGATGGGCGGCGCACAAGCGAGTCGTGCTGACGTTGAGCGATCGTTGCATGGTTCAGCGTGTCGAGGGTGTGATTGAGTATGTGGCCGTCACGGGCGCCTACTGCATCGTCGACGGTTGGCATATTCCGATGATCGATGTGGTCGGGGTTGCCGCGCCGCACTTCCATCAGCGACCCGATATGCGGCTGGTCAAGTAGATGCGTCTCGAGGCCGCAGACCCCGCCGACGACGGCCCACGGCCAATACTTGCGCGGGCGCGTATCCTCAACGACGGTACGATGTTCACGATCCACTACTGGCCGCACAGGGCAGCCTGCGTCGGCTCCAAACCGAATCACGGAGGCCAAGACGTATGAGCGCAGGTACAGCCATCACAGACAACGCTGAGAAGCTTCTAGGCATCCTTGGTGCGGCACCCGCCACCGATGCGGTAGCCGGAACGCTGGTGCAGACCTCGGGGAACAACGCCTCGCCCGCTAGGACGTCACTCGCGTGGCCCTGCCTCGGTGTGCCGACGAACACGGCAGCGCAAGCGGCGGAAGTCGGGAACTTCGTCGCGGTGCCGGTAGCGATCGGCGACGTGTTCAAAACGGTCGGAGTGCTCGGCGGCTCGGCCGCGGCGGGAACGGTCGCGGAATACATCGTGGCGCTGTACGCGGGCAAAACGGCTGGTGTGCTGCTCGCTCAGAGCAAATCCGCAACGCCCGGCTCGCACCCGAAGGAAGAGTTCTACGAATCGACGCTAGAAAAAGCAGTCACGATCACCGCGGCCAACGCTCCTGCCGGCTACATCTGGGTGCAGGTCTCGGCCGGTGCGGCGGGCACGATGTTCAGCTTCTACTCGTCCACGTACACGACGGCAGGGCAGGAAATCGCAGGCAAGCTCGGCAAATCAGCGCCACCGTACCTGAGTGCTAAAGGCGGCGCGGCGATCAAAACGGCTGCGGAAGCGGTCCTGCCGACGCTCTCCTCGATCGCCAACGTCCCGATCGTCGCACTCTTCTGACATGGCGATCACACTGACAGAACGGATCTTGGATCTGGCGTACTCGGGGCTGGATATGACCGAAATCGCCCAGCTCACGGGTGCCAGCCAAGCCACCATCCAAGCTGCACTACAGAACCTCTCGGCCACACCCTCGACGCAGAAGGGCGTCGGTGGCGCGCAGGAAGCCAACCCGGTGTCGCTGCTGTACGGCAATATGCGTCAGGTTCTCAACCCGGCACGGGCCGCACGATCGAACATGGAGTATCTCGGGCTCTCGGGAGCCAAAGACGAAGCGACCGGGGCGGCCACGAAATACGGTGTCTCGGTGCCGATCGGCGTCAAGGCTGGCGACATCTTCTCGAAGGTGGGCCTGTTCGTCGGGGAAACCGCGTTCTCGGCTATCACACACCAGCAGGCGGCGCTGTACGAAGGTATCGGAGGTGCTGGGGCCAAACCGCTCCTGCTTGCCAACTCCGCCGATGCGACCTCGACGGCGATGCCGGCGAACACGATCACGTTCTGGACACTGGCGGCCCCGCTGACGATCACGGCAACCAATGCGCCCAACGGGTTCATCTACGCGAACTACGTGGTGGTTGGGACGGTCGGCACAGCCCTGATCGCCCCGGCAGAAGTCAAGTTGGCGGTGATTGCCAAAGGCGGCGAGGCGGGTGCGGTATCTCCGCTGTTCATCGCGGCGTCGAACAAACCGGCCTCGGAAGAAGGCGAAAAACCCGAAGCGAAACTTGAAACGACGCTGACGGCCATCGCCAAAGCGCCGTTCATGATCCTGGCCTAGCTGATGGAGCTGCTGAGGCGCGATCTGTTCCCGATGGAGCTGTCGTTTTCCGATGGCCGAGTGGTCAAGGAAGCCCGCGTGTTCATCACGACCTACCGCCTGCTGGCCTGGACGATTGAGAACTCAACGATCCAGGTGGTGGCCGACATCGAGCTAACCGAGTCGGTAGAGGCCAACAGGGGCACGCTGCCGGGCTCTCTGGCGGTTGAGACAACTGAGGGCACGGTGTACGTCAACAAGGGGCGTGGGTGCGGGTGTCATAGCCCTCTCAAGGGCCTGTCGGCTCCGGTGCCGTGGACGAGGCAGGCGGTGGCGGTGTGAGGTGGCTTGTGTTCTCTGCGATGTGTGGCGGACTACTTGTGGGGATGGGTATTGGTTGGCTGGAGTCGTCAGCGGCAGGATGGCTCATCGTGACCTCCGTCGTCGGTGGTCTAGTGATTCTTGGGCTGGACTACTTCGTGGCCGATCGTTTCGGGAGTGGGCGATGAGCAAAGCAACGCGCCGCACAGCCCGCAAGCAGGACATGGCACGGGTCGCTGACCGCCAGCTCCGGGCCGAGCTGGACAAGATCCGCAAACTGAAGGGGTTCAGGCCAGCTTCGGTTGGCGACATGCTCGACGCGGTTGGCAGACGAAAGGCGCGCTGATGGCACTTACGTCGATCACGATTACGGCAACCGAGACGGCCCCCTCGGGCGGTGAAGCGACGGGCACGATCACCGCGACCCTCTCGGAGCAGATTCAGAACGCCACGACGACCATCGAGCCGGAGCCGATCCTCGGGGAACTCGTCGGCGGCAAACTCCTGAACCAAGCCCACAAAGCCTTCACGCTGTACGCCAACGATGATGCGGCGACTAGCCCGGCTGGCACCTACTACTCGTTCGTGGTGCAGGTGGCCGGCGCTCCGGTCAGGGAGTTCACGGCGATCATCAAACACACGGCAGCTGAAGGCAAGGTGGACATCACGGAATTGGAGACGCCGATATGAGCGCGAATGGCCAGCAGCAGGCACCGCCGCCAAGGCAGATCATGGAGTTGCCGCCGCCGTTCAATCACTTCGAGATCCAGGCGCACCCCGATCCGAACATGGTCCTGTTGGTCATCGTGGACAGGACGAAAAACGAACTGCACTCCTATCCGATGGCGCGAAAGTATGCGGAGGAGCTTGGCCGTGAACTGACGGCGCCGAGCATCGAGGTTGCCAGCGTCATCCCGCCGAACGGCAAGGCGTAGTGTGCTCACGCATTCGTGGTGGTGGTTGGCCGTGGACGGACTGGCCGTCTATCGCCTGGCGGTTCTCATCGGCAAGGACATGATCGCCGAGCCGATCCGGCAAAGGGTCGGCACTCGGATGCTCGCCTTCATCACCTGCCCTTGGTGCATTGGCCTTTGGTTCGCAGCGGCGGCAGTCATTCTCACCCGCTTCTGGCCGCAGGGCTGGCAGTATGTGGCTATGGCCCTTGCTCTCTCTGCTGTTGCAGGATTCTTGGGGGAGCGATGACGTACAGTAATGTCGCTGAGCAGCGTTGCGGAAGGCACTTTGCTCGCCACGATGGCTGGGCCTCGCTTCGACTTGACGGTGTGCTGGTGGGCGACATACGCAGGTGTGATCCATACAGCTGGCAGGCGCGGCTCTTGGATGGCACGATCATGCCACGGCTGTACTGGCGGCGGTTGGAAGCGGCCGAGGACCTACACGCACGCACGGCTCGCTGATGCCCCTCTTCCGCAAACAGCGCACAGCCAAGCACGGCCTACGTGTCCTCGCCGCCTCATCGCTCCGGCTGAACCTCGAAGACAAGACGGAGGCCAAGCGGCTGCGAGCGCTGCGGCAGGGCTGGCAGTGCGCGGACGCGGAGACGGAGATCTTGACGACGCGAGGTTGGCTGGGCTATGGCGAGCTGGCCGTGGGTGATATGGCGCTGACGCTCAATCACGAGACCGGCGAGTCCGAATGGCAGCCGGTTGAAGCGGTCAACACCTACGAAGTCGAGGACGCCGAGATGATCAGCATGGAGGGTCGGTTGCATTCCTCGCTGACCACGACCGGGCACAAGTGGCCCGTGCTGGACAGGCAGAGCGAGTGGACATCGGCCGATACTGCCCGCCGACGCGAAAGGCGGCACGGTCTTGAGCCGCAGACCGTACTGGCCGATAGAGCGCCTGCCACGATGGCGCGGCGTATGGTGTGTTCGGATGCCCTGACGAGCAGGCAGAGTCTTGTGACCGCCGCTCCATGCGTGGACCTACCGCAAGGGGAAGTTCACGACGATGCATTTGTCGAGCTGGTCGCTTGGTTCTGGACCGAGGGCTATCAGCGACCGACTGGCTACACCGCAATCACGCAGTCCGAGCGCGTAAATCCCGAGTGCGTGAAGCGTATCCGAGCGGCGCTTACTGAGACGTTCGGGCCAGCGCATGGGACGACAAGGGGCTTGACGCGACCGGCGTGGCGTGAGTCGCGCGATGGCGATTGTGTGGTGTTCGCACTCAACCGCTTCGCTGGGCGTCGGCTCATGGCCGTGGCACCTTGCAAGATCGTGGATAGTGGATTCATTCGCTCGCTGACGTTGGCGCAGCTTGAGCTATTCGTGCAGACCTCCATTGATGCCGACGGGCACCGCGACGATGGCACGAACGTGGTTCTCACACAGGCGAAGCGAGAGCGTATTGAGCCGCTGATCTTGGCGGCGATCCTAACTGGGCGCACCCCGCATCTCTACCCGAGACGCAATGGGCAATGGACCGTGCATCTCCGCGACAAGGCAACCGTCTCCCCAGTAGGCGCGTCGAAGACCGAATGGACCAACCGTGCCAAGGTTGTCCGCAAGCGCTACACAGGCACGGTCTGGTGCCCGACGCTGCCGAACCACACTTGGCTGGCACGACGCAATGGCACCGTCTATTACACGGGCAACTCGGATGCGTGGAACTACCGCGACTCGATCGGCGAGCTTCGGTATGCGATCAACTTCCTCGCCAACTCGGCTGCCCGGATGCGTCTGTTCGTCGGCGTTGAGCCGATGCCAGGCGAAGAGGAGAAGAAGCCGCTCCAACTCTCGGAGTCAAGCGGCATCCCGGCCGAGGTCGCAACGGAGGCCAGCCTGGCGCTTGCAGACCTGGCCGCCAACGAAGGCACGCGCCGCACGATCATGAAGATGCTCTCGACGAACGTCTCAACGGCCGGCGAGTGCTTCGTGCTGGGCCGCGTTGATCCCGAGACGAGCGAGGAGACCTGGACGATCCGTTCGCTTGACGAGCTGGCGTTCCAGAACGACGAGTATGAGCTGCGCGAGATCCCCGATGGCCCGCAGGGGATCATCCCGTGGGTCAAGCTCGATCCGAAGTTGACAACCGCTTCGCGTGTTTGGTTACCGCACCCGCGTTTCAGCCTGCTGGCGGATTCCTCGATGCGGGCGATGCTGGCCGACAACGAGAGCCTGCTCATCATGCGCCGGATGATCCGCTCAGACTCACGCTCACGGCTCGGCAGGGGCCTGCTACTGATCCCCGACGAGCTGTCGATCAAGGTCCCCGAGGACGACAACGAAGACCCCGAGGCGGATCCGTTCATGGGCGCGTTGACGCAGGCGATGATGGAGCCGATCTCAGACGAGGGAGTGGCGAGTGCTGTCGTGCCGATTGTGATTCGCGGGCCTGCGGAGGCGATGAAAGAGCTTCGCAAGATCGACCTCCACCAGCCCTATGAAAAGGAGGCGGCGGAAACGCGCGAGGAGCTGATCGGCATCATCGCCACGAGCTTCGACTTGCCCAAGGAGGTGATCATGGGCACGACCGATCTCAACCACTGGTCGGCGTGGAACGTCGACGACAACACCTTCCGCCACCACATCGAGCCCCATGTCATCGACCTTTGCGATGCGCTGACCGGCGGCTACTTCCACCCACGCCTGTTGGCGAACGGCGTGCCGCCCGAGTACGTCAACCGGCTCGTGATCTGGTATGACCCGACGGAGCTCGTTACGCATCCCGACCAGACCTCGGACGCGCTGAAGCTGCACGAAAACCTCGTGCTGTCCGATGCGGCGCTGTTGCGGATCGCGGGCTTCTCCGAGGAAGACGCACCAACGAAGCAGGAGATCCAGGTGCGGCTGTTGGAGAAGATGCGCCAGTGGCCACCGAACCTCGTGATGGCGTTCTTGCACGCTTGGGACCCCACTCTGACCGCTCCGGCGATGGCTGGGCCTCCTGCGATCCCTGGCATCTCACCGAAGGGCGTCGAGACTGCACAGGAGCCGGAAGCGATCTTGCCCGGTCGTCCGGGTGCGCCGCAGATACCAGCCGAGACGAACGGCACGGCTCCCGTTAGTGAAGCCGAGCAGCCACAGATCGGGCCACCCGCCGAACCCATCACTGCTGCTGGCAACCCCGAGACAGACCGTCTCAGCCGCAAGTTGGCGCAGATAGACCGGGACCTACGCACAAGGCTTCAGACGGCCGCCAATGCCGCGATGCGCCGCCAGCTTGAGCGTGTCGGGGCGAACCTCAGAACGAAAGTCGCCAAGGATGAGACGATGCGAACGAAGATCGCGCACCGGCCGAACGAGCGAGTCTCGGCGATCCTCGGGAAGCAGGCCCTCACCGCGGCTCATATCAGCCCGGAAGACTTGATGGGCAACGACTGGTCTGCCCTCAGAGCGCAGTTCTATGACTGGACGGAGGCCGCGCAGAAGCAGGCTGTCGCCACGGCGGTCAGGATCGGCGCTCTGACCGCAGAATCGGATGCTGTGAGGGTTGCTGAGGCCGCGATGATCCAGGGCCGTGACAAGGCGTGGGCGTGGCTGAGCGAAGCCCTGACGCATCTAGGCGACCATCTGCTGTACAACCCCGACGCCAACGTGGGACCAGCCGAGTGGGGCGATCTGAATCCCGATGCGCTGGTGCCGACGGGTACGATCCGCGCGGCACTCGGGATTGCGGGTGGCGGCGACGTGGCCCTTGATCCCGGCGGTGTCACGACGATGGCGGCAGGCGAAGTGGTCGGGCAGATCGGCACGGGCGCGACGATCACCGAACTGCTCGGCGAAGGTGGCACCGAAGTCGCCGCATACGTTTGGGAACACGGCTCAATGACGATCCATCCGTTTGAGCCGCACCTAGCGCTCGACGGCGTGCAATTCGTCAACTTTGACGATCCGGTCTTGGCGAATCCCGATGACTGGCCGGACAACCAATTTCTGACGCCCGGAGACCACAGCGGGTGTGGATGCGATGCCGTTCCGATCTACGTCACCGCAGAACAGGCCACCGAGTTAGAAACCGCGTAGCATGAGACAGGAGGCACCATGAAGCAGCGAAAGCTATCCACCGGCCAGCCACGCTCGGCCCTCATCGCCTCCTATGCGGCCGCGGTTCCACCGCCCGCACCCGAGAAGACGCCGCCACCGCCTGCGGATGACAAAGCACCACCGGAGCCCGACGCCAAGCCCGAAGGCCCCGACCTCGACGCCGACGTTGACGTGACCAAGGCCATCGACGCCGCTATCAAGGCTCAGGAAGCCGACCCGGACAAAGCCGACCCGAACGACGAGAAGGTGCTGAAGCTACTCAACGAAGCCAAGGCAGCGCAGGCGGCTGACACGGAGGACACGGCCAAAGAGTCAGCGGCACCGCCCGAGAAGGTGCCACCACCTGCCAAGGCTCCCCCGGCCGAGGTCAAGACGGCGGCAACCCAAGCCCCGGTCGTCGTACCGCCCGCCACGGCCGACAAACCCGCGAACCCCGTTGATGAGAACGGCAACGTGGACGACGAACACCCCTGCACACGCCCGGACTGCGGACACTTGGCCTCAGCGCACGAAGACCTGCCCGCTGGCGATAACACCGGCAAATGCACGATGGGTGGCTGTCATTGCCCGGCGATGGAAGTGGCCTCAGAACAGGACGAACCGGAATCCGAAGACGCCTCGGATATGGAGGCACCGGCCGGCGCAGGCGACGATGAGCAGAAGACGGCCATCGGCCAGCCCGTCCCCGTGGCACCAATCGACGATGCTGCCGCGCAGGAACAGAACCCACCGCCGCCGGTTGAGAGTGGCGAAGCGATCGGGCCAGCCTTTACTGCTGTGCTCATCATCGAGGGCCAGCCAACGGGTGACGGCCGGGAAATCAGCCCGCAGGCGTTGACATGGCGCACCCCGCCGATCCCGCTGATGTTCCTGAAGACCGAGACGCACGATCCCGAGGGCTTCGATATGAACGACCCGGCTGTGATCGGCGGCAATATCACGTCCGTCACGCGCGAACAGGGCGAGGGTGACACGCAACTGCTGATCGGCAAGGGCAACCTTCTGACGACCGAAGACGGCATCTACGCCGCCGAAGTGATCGAGGGGATGGGCCGCATGGGGATCAGCGCAGACGTGTCCGTCGGTGATGTGGACATCTCGGTTGGTGACGTGGACGAGATTGGCTTCCCGACGGACATCACGGAAACGCTCACCACGGGCACGCTCATGGGTGCCACTGTCTGCCCGTTCCCGGCGTTCGAGGGTTGCTACATCGTGCTCGGCGACGAGCTGCCCGGTGCTGAGCCGAAGCAGATCGAGCAGGCCGTGGAAGCCCCCGAGCAGATCACGGCCGGCGGCATGTTGATCCACTGGATGTCCGAGACGGAGTGCGAGCCGTGCCAGCAGGGTTTTGAGGTCATCACAGCGTCAGGGGCAGGGCCTACGCGCCCCCCGGCCGCATGGTTCGCTGATCCGGGCTTCACCGAGGACGATGGGCGGCTGGTGGAGATTCTCGGCAAGCACGGCCAGCGCGAAGACAAGTACGCCTGTCCGATCACCGTCGATGATGATGGGCGCGTTTACGGGCACCTTGCGGCATGGGGAACGTGCCATTCCGGCAAGCCTGGCCGCTGCGTGACTGCACCGCACTCGGCCAGCGACTACGCCCACTTCAAGCACGGCTACGTCATCACGGCCGAGGGCGAGAAGATCCGCGTCGGCTCGATCACCGCTGACACCGGCCACGCGAATCTCCAGTTCGGTCCCTATGCGGCGATGGGTCACTACGACAACACGGGCTATCAGGTCGCGGACGTGAACGCGGGCGAGGACGCCTACGGCATCTGGCTTGCCGGAGCGGTTCGGCCCGACGCAACCGAGGAGCAGCTACGCAAGCTCATCGCGTCATCGCAGTCTGGGGACTGGCGCGAGATCGCTGGCCAGCTTGAGCTTGTCGCCTCGCTCTGTGTCCCGCTACCAGGATTCCCATTGGCTGTGGTTGAGGAGGCGTTCGTCGCTCATGGCCAGTTGGAGACGGTCACGGCGGCCGGTGCGAACGTTATGGCTCGGCTCAAGATGCCCGCTGAGCCCGTCGAGGTTGACCTGTTGAAGCTGGCCGCTCCGACGTTGACCCGGTTGGTTCGTGAGGATGCGCGGGAGCGGATCGGGGCGCTGGGATGAGGCGCCTACGTGAAGCATGGCTGGTACTGATTGGCCGAACGAAGACCCTTGAGCGAGGGACAAGGGAACGCCTAGAGGAGCATCGGGCATTTATGGATACTCCTGAGTGGTGGGAGGCGATGGGCTACGAGCGGATCGCAGACAAGATGCGGGAGGAGGCAGATGCTACGCTGTAGCGCATGGGCACAACGCGACACCCTGATCCGCCGTTCGGTTATTTGGCGACCGTGCGGAGCCCTGAGCGTATGCCACGGGTAATTCGTATCAACATCGCGCCCGAGGCGTGGAAGGCGCTTAGGATCAAGGCCGTGGAAGAGGGCTGTTCTATGGCAACCCTTCTCGGTGATCTTCTGGAATGGACCGCCAGTGGTTACTGACACTGGTCGCACTCCCTTGGTCTATACGCTGGCCAGCTCGGAGGTTTACCATAGGTCTCGCGACTGCCCAGCGCTTGAGCGTCGCTCGCGGTCGTCGAAATTACGCATCGGCACGGCAGTTGACCTTAGTCGTGAGCGGTACTTCTGGGGCAGGCGTCGTCCATGCGCCCTATGCGTTGTTGAGGTGCAGCCATGAGCGAACGTGATGAAGGGCAACGGCGAGGTAACATGGAGCATCGGGGTGCCAGCCATCACGCAAGATAGCCGAGCGGTTGTTGCGGCGGCTCTGGACGCTTCCGTGGATGAGGCACTACGTATCCACCAACGTCTCGAGGATGAGTTCGTACGCCGCACAAGGAGGCAGCATGGCTGACACCATCTACCCAACCACGCCGCCCGAGTACATCAGGGCTTGGGTTGAGGCCGAGGCGCAATCGCTGGCGGCGAATCAGCGCGCGACAGAAGCTCAGAACCTCGTCATATTCCTGTCCGAGGAGGCGCACCTAGCGCAGGAGCGGCTCCGCAAGGCATCTAGGCATGCGGAGCAGGTGGACGTTCTTGCCCTACGTGCTGCCGAATCGAGGAGAGAGACATCATGACCGACGCATGGGCCACAGATGACCAACCACAAGCCGACTCGCTCCCGCCGTTCGATGACGGCGAGGCGAGCCCCGATGACGAGAAGGTGGCCGCGATCCTCGGTGCAGGCTACCCGCCCTGCTCCACTTGCGGGAAGGCCAGACCGTCGATGACCGCCAAGACTCAGGCCCTTGCGGCGAGCGGGGCTGAGACTTGTCCAGGGTGCGGGAGGCCGCGGTGAGCGCCAAGGAAATCATCGTGATCGATGGTGTTGAGGTCGAGTTTGAGACGACCGACGATGCCTTTACGGCGGAGCAATCGGAAGACAATCGCAGGTTCGTTGAGTTCGCGATAGCGGAGAGGCGTAGGCGCGATCTAGCCGGCGAGTGGCCATGATTTGGCACTCATGGACGCCCCTGCGACCGTACTGGCCTAGGGGCACCATTCCGAGACGCGCCCGCACTAGTCGGACATCGGGTGGCCGAGTGTATTGGGTCACCGAAGGGCAGCGCCGTCTACTTCTCTTTGCATAGCCGCACGTAGGCCCTATACTCACGGGCAACAGCAGTCTCGTCGCCATAGGCGGCTCCTGAACGCGGCGCTATAAGCCACCCGCGCTCGCCATATCCTCACACGAGCACAGGAGCAGTCACAATGGACGAGATTCGTGAGCTACAAGGCAGGCTCGCCGAGCTGAGCGCAGAGGAGTTTGCGAAGCTCACTGAACTTGTCAAGGCCAAGGCCGCCGAGATCAACGACGACGACACCTCTGACGAGGCCACGTCGGTCCTCTCGGAGCTGGGCGACATCACCGATCAGATCGTGGCGGAGAAGACGAGCCGCGAGACGAAGGCTCAGGAGGGCCAGGAAGCCCGCGAGGCTGCCCGCGCACGGATCAACGCTATCTCCGGCGAGGAGGACGAGGAGGAGACGGCCGAGGAGCCAGAGAAAGACGAGGACGAGCCGGAGGAGGAGAAGGACGAGCCAGAGGCCGAGGCGACCGAGGAGGCCGAGACCGAGGAGGCTCCCGCCGAGGCCGTTGTCGCATCCGGCAAAAAGGGTGCCGTGCGGAACATGGCCAAACGCAAGCCGACACCGAGCCCCGAGGCAGTCGAGGAGCCGCGAGGAGCTACCCTGACCGCTTCCGCCGGCTACCAGGCCGGGCGTCCGATCACCGACCGCGAGGACTTGGCGCGAGAGTTCTGCCAGCAGCTTGAGCGGATGGACCGCCACGGCGGCAGCCAAGGCAAAGTCATCGTCGCCTCAATGGACTGGCGCGACCAGTACCCCGAGGATCGCAAAATCGGGGGAAGCGTCGATGAGGCCAACGCGAAGATCGAAGCGGTCTGCGGGCGCACGGCGCAGAAGTACGACCCCGACACCGGAGCCCTCGTCGCAACCGGCGGCATCTGCCAGCCGGTGAACGTCGACTACACCGTGCCGACGTGGAGCACAGACGAGCGGCCGATCCACGACGCGCTCCCGTCCTTCGAGGCGACACGAGGCGGGATCAGGTTCGTCCAGCCACCGGACATCGCCGAATGGGAAGCGGCCACGGGGATTTGGACCGAGGCAACAGACGCGGAACCCGGCTCCTCGACGAAGCCTGTCAAGTCCCTCGCCTGCGGCACGGAAGAATCTGCATATGTCGAGGCGATCTCGACCCGCATCGGCTTCGGCAACATGCAGGCCCGCTTCGCACCGGAGCAGGTTGCAGCTAACACGGATATGGCGATGGACGCCGCAGCCCGCGTGGCCGAGGTCAACCTCCTGAACCTGATCCAGACCTCCTGCGTGAAGACGATCGAATTCGGCAAGCAGCTCGGGCTCGCCCGCGACCTGCTGGCACAGGTCGACGCTTGCTTGGCGGCCTATCAGTCGATCCACCGCATCCCGCAGTCCCAAGCCTTCACCGCGATCTTCCCGATCTGGGCGAAGGACATGTTCAGGATGGACATGCTGCGCGAGCAGGCCCACGACAACAGCGGCAGCTTCAACGTGTGGGAAATCTCAGACGAGCAGATCGACGGCTTCTTCAAGGCCCGCAACGTGAACGTGATCTGGCACCTGGACGGCCAGCCGACCAAAGGTACGACGTTCTACAACCAGATCATGGAAGTGCCGGGCGAAACGGCGAAATTCGACTCGACCACGAACAAACTGTGGGAATCGGCCGCCAAAGTCGTCTGGTACTTCTTCGCGGAGGGGCAGATACAGTTGCTGGACGCGGGACGGCTCGATCTCGGGGTGGTGAGGGACTCCACTTTGGATGCCACGAATGATTATGAGACCTTTATCGAGGTCTTTGAGAGCATCGCTTTTCGAGGCTTCGCCAAAGGCGCATGGCAGCTAAACAGCGAAGTGCTGGCCTCAGGCGCAACCTCACTGCCCACCACTGGCGCAGCGAAGAACGTCTAACCGGGAAAGCTGAGCGAGCACAGGAAAGGAATGGTCTGAGATGGCGAATCGACTTCCGGTCGTCGTCCCGGCCATTCCCCCTGAGCCGCCGCAGCTTTCGCTTCTCAACTCAGCTCTCCGGCCCGACAAGACCAGCGACCCGGCGCTCGCCACGCTGGACACGATCACGCCGGAGCAGATGGCCAAGCTCCCCGATGATGTGCGCCTGGAGCTCGAGGCTCAGAAAGGCGATGCCTGGACGCGCGGCATCACCTACGCGCCCGAGAACCATTGGGAAACGTACCTGCGGGATGCGTGCGATACGACCACCGATGACCGGCCAGCACTGTTTGCTCCGCGCGGGCTGAAACTGACCGAAAAGGCGGCCGAAGGGACCCTCGCAGCCGAAGCCCACGAATTTCAGGTCACGGCGATCAACGCCAACGGCGAGACAACTGCCCTGGCCGCCAAATCGATCACCCTCGCTGCGGAAGGTGCGGTCCTGCTGACCTGGGAAAAGGTCAGCGACACGGCCACCTACCACGTCTTCCAGACCAAAGGCGCAACGGGCAAACCGCTACGGCTGAAATCGGGGGCGAAAACGCTCGTGGTGGCTGCGCCCGTCGAGGAGACGACGCTCACGGTGACGTATCTGGCGACAGGCACGGCCACCGAAGAAGCGGGCAAAGAAAAGCCAGCCACGAACACCACGGGCGGCACGGGCGCCTACACGAACCTCGCCAGCGTCGAAGCGTATCCCTACGTGCTGCAGGTCGAGGACTTCTGTACGACGCTCGGCTTCGATGCCAGGGACTTCGCGGGCCGCGCGGAACGGCTGTTGCAGAACGGCCAGCACAAGGCGATCGAGAAGGAGTTCTGGGCTGGTGCTCTGGCGACCAAAGAAAACTACCCGAACAAGTTCCTCGCCTCCGAAGGGCTAGCAACGAACATCACGCCGAAAACGGGTACGCCCTCAGCCTCGCGTGGCCTGCAGTTGCTCCAGGAGGCCCTACAGGAATGCGGGTTCGGTGGCCGCGGCATGATCCACACGCAGGCCCAGACCGCCCCGAACTTCCTGCAGACCCGCCGTGTCGGTGCGCTGCTGCTCGACATCTTCGACAACATCATCGTCCCCGGCGTTGGCTATCCCGGTACGGGGCCGCTTGAAACCGGCACGGCCCTGGCACCCAAAGCGGGTAACACGTTCATGTACGCCACGGACCTCGTGTCCTGTCGGGTGGAGGATAAGCCGACGATCTTCGCCGACACGTTCGCCGAGTCGATGGACTGGGGCCAGGGTCCTGAACCGAACACGATCCGGATGCGCGCCCGCAAGTTCGCGGTCGCCTATGCCGATATGGCCTGCGTGTTCTGCATCGAAGTGGAACTGCCCTCATGAGCGAGCGGACCGACGTCGAGGCGGCAGGAGACGGCTACGGCGGGGTCCTGATCCTCCGCAACGTCTCCACGGGCTCGCTGGAGTACCAGCGCACGCCGACGGTGTTCAAGCCGATCACCGCGGCGATCACCCCCGAATACAAAGGCGAATGGGAAGCCACTAGCCACTACTTCCAGGCAGAATGGACGATCTGGACGCCCGCGACCGGCAAAAAGTTCAGGGTGCTCGGCTGGTCGCTGTGGGCGTCCGAACACATGCTGCTCGGTATCAAAGACGGCGGCGCGGCCACCGCTGGCACCACGGGCATCATCATCCCCGTCTCAAAAGAAGGCAGCCCGGCCAGCACCCCACCGAACTTCGCTAACGGCTACCTGTCCTCCACGGCCGTGAACAAACTGACCCTGTACTGCCGTAGCAAAACGGGGACGGGCGCTGAAACCTGCTCGGAAGCCGAAGCCAAAGTCGTCAGCGAATACAAACTCTACGGCTACATCTTCGGGACCGAAGAGTGAACCCACGAACCCATAACGAAGGAGCGAACCAATGGCATCTCTAACACCAGCCGCATCGGTATGGGTCGTGGCCACCCGCGTCACGTCCCTAACTGCAGAAGGCGAACCGGCGCCGGGTAACGCGATGTACGTCACCGAACAGCTCATGAAGCTGACGGCCGCCCCAGCGGTGGAGACCGGCGACGAAGTCAAGATCAAGAACGCCTCGGGCAACCTCTCGGTGTACGCCAAGCACGGCGACATGCCGACGTGGGGCAAACTGACCTTCGACCTCGTGGAGCCCGACGCGAACCTTGAGGCGCTGCTGACGGGCGGCACGCTGCTCGGCTCCTCTGCTGCTGCGCTGGGGGAACCGTCCGCGGCCACAACGCTCAACCAGGAAAAAGGCGGCGAACTCGCCAAAGCCTTCTATGGCTACCGCATCGCGAACTACAACAGCTTCGGAGAATCGAAAGCCACCGTCGAAGTGGCGGCCGAAGCGAAAAACGCGGTGGCGGAAAACACGATGGTCGTCATTCCAGCCACGGGCACCTTCACTGCGGGCACACTTGGTCTCAGGGTCTTCGGACGTACCGGGGGCGTGCAGCAGTACATCGGCACGATCCCGAACATTGGCAAACAGAAATTGTCCGTTGCCATAGCGGCCAAAGAAGCGAAAAACAAAACGGTCATCCCGATCACTGTCACGGCCCTCACGGAATCGATCCCGAAGGGCACGATCCTGATGGTCAAAGGTGACACGTCCGCGCCAAAGGCTCTGCTCAAGACGACGATCTTCGGAGCGAAGGGTGCGACGGTCCTGGAAGTCGAAAACATCGCGGTGGAAAACTCGGCCAAAATCGAACCGGAAGAATTCATCCCCGTGTTCGTGGACACCGGGGCGATCACGCCTAGCGGTGGTATCCCGACGGTTGACCAAACAGCGGGTCCGGGCGAAAACATCGGTGTCAACGCTCCCGAACTTGGCCAGGTCGGCAACGAAAACGGCGTGTCGATCGAGTGCTTCACCAAGGCCATATCCAAAGGCGTGCAGACGCTGACCCAGCCGTTCTACCACTGGATCTTCCCGCGCTGCACGAACTTCCACATCGCCACAAGGGATCTGACGAACGCGAACGCTGCGACGACGATCGAAGGCGAGGCGTTCAATAACCTGAACTGGGGTTCGGGACCCGCAGGGGACTGGCCGTTCGCCTCGACGAAATGGTACGGGCGCGCTCGCTGCTCGCGCAACATCGTGCCGACGATCGAAGAGGGCGTCAACCAGCAAGCCAAGCTGTAGGTGATGGCAACTCCCCGCTCGGGCGCTTGCTCACCCTGGCTCGACTCGGCCACCGTCGAAGGGCTGGCGAAGGTCAAGGAAGTCGGGGCGAAGCGGATCGCCGAATCGAAGATCACGCAGGAGCAACTCGAAGCCCTCTGTGCGGAAGCGGCCACCGCGGCCAGTGATGTGCTGTACGAGCTCTCGGGCAAAACCTTCACGGGGAACTGCGGCCCGGTGACGGTACGACCTGTCTCAAGGCCGACAGACGTCGATACGCGGGCGTGGGGGGCGACGCTGTCGACAGTGGGCTGGGTTGCCTCCCAGGGCTTCGCGTCGGCTTACGGCAGCTTCAACCCTGGCGTGGTGGCCCATTACGGATCGCTCGAGCCGCCGACGATCATCCTGCCCTACCCGGTGACGAAGATCGAACAGGTCAAGATCGACGGCATCGAAATCCCCGAAACGGAATACGAACTGCGCGATTTCCGCTCGCTGGTGAGGATTCGCCCGACGGGCTCGACGGTGCCCAAAGCCCGCTACGGCTGGCCGACATCGCAGATCATGGACCTGCCGGATACCGAACCGGGCACGTTCAGCGTGACCTACCTGTTCGGCAATCCCCCGTCGGCCGCTGGCATCCTCGCCGCCAAGAAGCTCGCGGAAGTCTATGCGCTCGGGGAGATGATGGGCGACGGCTATCCGAAACGGATCACGTCGATGACCCGCCAGGGTGTCTCGGCGATGATTACGGACGTGATGGATCTCGTGATGAAGGGCGGCGCAGGCATCTACGAGGTCGAGCTTTTCCTGAACGCTTATAATCCGCACCGCCTGCAGCGACAGTCGATGGTGTGGAGCCCCGACCTCGGTCGTCCCGGTCGCCGAACGGCTACCCCGAGCACGTAGGGTAGACTGAGCTCATGTTCGATCGTCTAGCCAGAGCAGGAGCCACGCCGAAGGAGCTGGCCCAGCTGGAAGCCGAGCAGGCCGAGCGCGCGCTGACCGAGCAGGATGGTTGGCTCGCACGCTTTGAGCAGATGGCCCACGGGGATCTGGTCGAGTGGCTGGCGAAGATCCGCAAGGCCGGATACTTCAAGGCCAAGAAGGTCGACGATGACACGGAGAAGGTCCCCGACAAGGAGCACACCAAGGCCGAACTGATCGAGCAGGCCGAGGCTGCCGGGATCGAGGTCCCGAGCGATGCCACGAAGGCCGAGATTGCAGAGTTGCTTGAGAACCCACCGGAGACGACTGGCCAGGAGGACGAGGGCCAAGCCAGTCAGCAGGGCTCCACAGACGCGCCAGACGCCCCAGGAGCAGACGAGACGCCTGTAGAGCCGTAGTCCCCCGTGCTGGCCTCAGAAGCGGCGCAGGCCCTTCTAAACGCCTTTGTCGCGGAGCTTGAGGCGGTCCCGGGCTTCCAGATGCCCGAGCGCCGCTATGTCGCACCGGGGCAGATCGCGGTTTGGGACTCAGAACAGCTCGTCGTCAATCTGCAGGAGCTTCCTCGCGGTCAGCCTGAGCAGCCTACGAACGCCGCCGGTTGGCCGATTCCGACGGTGCTCAACGCCCGCTTCGCCCTGCAGATCGTGCGCTCGGTGCCGAGCCTTGAGAACGAGGGCATCTCCGAGTCGATGGTGCCCGACGAAACAGAGCTGAACACGGCGGGCGTCCAGTTCGTCAACGATGCGCAGCAACTATCGCTGGCGGGGCTGGCAGTTCAGGCCGCGTGGGCGACGAACAACATCGCCGGTCCCGGCCAGTTCGCGCTCGGGCCATGTATGCCGCTTGGTCCCGAGGGTGGATTCGCGGCCAATCAGCTTCTCGTCACGGTGGCGCTGTCATGAGCACAGTCAAGCTCGTGGTTGACGGAGCGCGTATGGCCGAGGTGCTGCGCGGCCCGGCGGGTCCCGTGACTAGGCACATACAGGAGCGCGCGTTCATCGTCCGGGAGGCCGCCCGTGCCAAAGCTCCGGTCAAGAGCGGCTGTTTGCGAAGCAGCATCGTGGTCCGCTACGAGGATCACGTCGGAGGAGTGGCCGCGCGCATCGTTGCGGATACAACGGCTTGCTCACCCGACCGCAAGAGCTACGCGCTGTTCGTACACAACGGAACCAAACCGCACGTCATCCAGGGCAATCCAACGCTCGCGTTCTTCTGGCCGAACGGACCCGACGGAGCGGGCATGTACTACTTCGGCTCGGTCAATCATCCGGGCACTAAGGCCAACCCATTCCTCGCCGACGCTTTGCCGTTGGCCGTCGTCTGAAAGGAGCAGCATGAGACTAGATCCCATTGGAGTAGTCGACCACCCGGAGCAGATCGACCTAGAGCCGATCACCATCCCCGTCGTCGGCTACCGCATCAAGGACCGCAAGCCTGTCGAGGAGGAGTTCAACTTCCACGCCTCACGGCCGTGGGGGGTAGTGCTGGCCCTGTTCGAGTCGGAGACAGAAAAGGAGTTCGCCGAACGCACCATCGGCTGGCTCTCCTACTGCATGTTGAGCGACACCGAACGCGAGCGCTGGAAGGCGTTCCTGATGCGCGAGGACATCGCCATCGCACAGTCCACCGTGGAGGAGGTCTATAAGGCGCTGGCGGAGACCTACGCTGGCCGCCCTACCCTGCCGCTTTCCGACTCTTCTGGTGGTGGAAAGCGAACGAAGCAGACATCTCGGGCCGGCTCACGCGCGAGGGCTGCGGCCTCCAACGGCTCCGGCCAGTCATAGCTCTGGACGTCCTCTACAGCCTCCTGCTCGATGACCGCCTCGGCCCCGAAGAATCCCGCTACAGGGCGTCCTCGCGCTTGGACGAAGACCTGCTGTGCCCGCTCGAGGAGAAGGCGGCCGAGGAGTACAGGCGCGAGCGCTGGGGCCTTGAAGATGAGGCGGTCGCGGCATCAGAGAACGTCGACGAGCTATTTCCGGAGTCGGTGGAGTAGATGACGGTCGTCGGCACAGCAGAGATCCTGATTGTTCCCGAGACGGCTGGCTTCGCTGCCGCGCTCGAGGGCGAGTCTGCCGCGGGCTTTGGCAAGGTCAAGTCAGACGCCGAGACGGCAGGCAAGGACGCAGGAGCGAATCTCCGCACGGGCGTCAAGGATGGCACCAAAGGGCTTGAGTCGGACATGGGCAACGTCGGCAGCGTGGCCGGCGGGAACCTTCGCAAGGGCGTCAAGGATGAGACGGGCAAGCTCGGCTCGGACCTAGAGAAAGACGGGAAAGCTGGCGGCGAGGGCCTAACGAAAGGCATGTCGGGCGGGCTCGGGAAACTGGCGAACCTGATCTCCAACACGGGCCTGCCGCTCGGAGGATTGAGCTCGGGCCTTGAGAAGTCGGCAGGGGCCGCTGAGCACGCCGACAAGAGCACCGGGAGCTTTGTGGGGTCGCTCGGGAGTGCCGCCGGCCCGCTCGCTGCGGTGGGCGTTGGGTTGCTCGCAGGCGGCGGTTACGCAGTCCACCTGGCCGAGGGGATGGAAACGGCCGAGGCGTCCATCGCGGGCGCCGCGGGCACGTCTGTCACCGCGGCTGACAAGATCGGTAACGCCCTGCTCGACACGGCTGGCAAGTCCGAGTTCAGCGGCACGGAAATGGCGAAGGCGTATGCGGAAGTCGCCGGCCAACTGAAGGCGACGGAGGGCCATGCGCTCAGTGCGGGCGAGGCGACGGGGGTTATGACGGCGGCCTCCAATCTCGCAGAGGCAAAGCAGATCGGGCTCGGCGAAGCGACATCGACCGTGGCTAAGACGATGCAGGCGTTCCAACTGCCCACGACCCAAGCGGCACATGTCACCGATGTGCTGTTCAACGCATCCAACGCAACCGGGCAGTCCGTTGAAGGGCTCGCCACGCAGCTCACCAAAGTCAAGTCGAAGCTCGGGGAAATGGCCCCGTCCGTCGGCCAGCTCTCGGGGCTCTTGGTGGACATGACCGACCACGGTGTCACTGGCCGTGCGGCGATGACCGGGCTGAACACGGGGCTGAACACGCTGCTCAAAGGCGCAGACGGTGTGACGACGGCCGTCAAGTCGCAGAACACCGCCTATGAGTCGATGACGCCGCAGCTGAAACACCTTGCCGACGAATACAAAAGCGGCGCGATCTCTGCCACGGCCTTCAAGAAAGAGGCGGGCGAACTGGCCCCGGCGCAGGCGGGCCTCGCCGAATCGTTCGCTAAGGGCGCGACCGCCGTGCAGACCGCGCAGCTCAAGCAGAAAGAACTCGGCGTCACCGTCTTTGACTCGGCCGGCAAGTTCGTCGGCATGGGCTCCGTGATCGACCAGCTCTACCCGAAGTTCCAGAAGATGTCCCAACAGCAGCAGCTCACTACGGCTTCGACGCTCTTTGGTGCGGGCGCCGCGCGGCAGATGATGACGGTCATCGACGCTGGCCCCGCCGCCTACAACAAAGCCACAGCCTCGGTCGAAAGGCACGGCGCCGCTGAGTCGGCCGCTAAGAAGCAGTCGGAAACCCTGCACGGTGAGCTGAAAACGCTTGAGGCCACGCTGGTCGATCTCGGCACGAAGATCGGCGTTGTGCTCATCCCGGTCGTGACGACGTTCGCGGGTGTGCTGCTGAAAATCATCCCCACGGTTGGGGCAGTGGTGGACTTCATCAAATCCCACTGGGTGCTCGTCGGCACGATTCTACTCGGGCCGATAGTCCCCACCATCGCCGCCTTCACCGTCTGGAAATCGAAACTCGAAAGCATCTTCACCGAGATCGTGAGCTGGATCAAGAACGCTTGGCATACCGTCGAAACAGACACGAGCCATCTAGTCGGCAGCATCGTCAGCTTCTTCACCAGCCTGCCGGGGAAAGTGATCTCGCCCCTCAAGGCCATCCCCGGCGACATCGTGCAGCTATGGGACAAAGTGGAAGGTGGTGTCTCAACGCTGATGACCAACATCGGCAAGTTCTTCTCAGAACTGCCGAGCCACATCATCGGCGATCTGAAAGCGCTACCGGGCGACATGCTCCACCTGGGAGAAGAACTTGGGGAAGAGCTGGTCAAGGGAGTCGAAAAGTTCGCAGAAAAGATCGAGCACGCTATCACGAACCCCGTCGAAGAAGCGGTCAAGGCGATCGAATCGCTCAACCCGTTCGGCGGTGGCGGTGGGAGCAGCCCGACAACAGGCGGCGCCACGGCCGGTGTCACGGGCACCACGCAGGCCACCGGCACCAGCGCGGGGATGGTAAAGGCCCTAGAAGCCTCCGGCCTCTCTGCCAACGCCGCACAGGGGATTGTCGCCGCCTACGGGGCCGAAGGCGGGACGAACACAGCAGAAGATCCGAAAGAAGGCGCGTATGGGAAAGCCCAGTGGGTCGGCTCCCGGAAGACGGCGCTCGGGCAGTTCGCAGCCTCCAAACACGAACCGATCTCATCCGAAAAGGCGCAGCTGGAATTCACCGCCAAGGAGATCAAGGAACGCGGGGAAACGGGCGAGCTGAACAAGGCCAAGTCGCCGAAGGAAGCCGCGGACCTGTTCATCAAAAGCTTCGAGCATCCAGCATCACCAGCGACCGTAGAAGGGCGTGTGAACGCATCGAGTCGCCCGGCCGCCGCAAAGCATACGGAAGCGACCACGAAGAACACCGCCGCTGTCGAACACAACACGGCTGCACACACCAAAGCCAAAGGCACGAAAGCCGAAGCGAGCCTCCCCGGTGGGGTGACAACGGCCGGTGAAGCCACCACGTCCACGGGTGCGGTCACGAAGGCCGGGGTTGCAAAGGAGGTGGCCCAGCAGAAGCAGGCACTCGCCGACTGGGTAGCCAAGATGCAGGCCGAGGCGAAGAACGGCAGCAAGGATCAGAAAGCCGCCATCGCCCAGGAGATCGCCGACCGCAAGGCTTACATAGCACGGCTGATCGCCGACGAGAAGGCCGGGCTCACCGTGACGCAGGCCGCTCAGAAAGAGAAGGCCAAGGCCGAAGTGGCACTCAAGTCCTCCGGTGAAAAGGAACTCACGAAGCTCCAGGGCGCGCTCACGTCGGGAAGTCTTGCCACGTTGAACAAGACACTGACGGCCACGCATGAGCGGGCGCTCGCGGCCATCGAGGGCAAGCTGGTAGGCACGCACAAGGCCGCTCTCGAAAAGCTCGACGCGGAGCTCGGCAAGACGTGGAAAGAGGCCGAGGCCAAGAAAGCCTCAGACGAACGCACGGAACGCGCGACGGCCGAGGCTGATGCTGCCACCGCCAACCGTGAAGCCTACGAAGCCAAAGAAGCGGCCGATCAGAAGATCCGCGAAGAATACATCTCGCTTGAGGCGGCGCAGATCACCAAGAACACCACCCTCGCCACCGACCAGTCCGATGCCGTTGTGCAGGGGATTCAGGACTCGACGAAGGTCGCCCTGGACAAGCAGGCCGAGGTCGGACTCACGGGCACCGCTGAGATCGCCGCGCGCCTGCAAACCGTGCTCGATGAAGTCACAGGCGAACAGAACCAGGCAGTAGACGCGGCGAAGCTCGCGGCGGACAACGCCCAGGGTACGGGAGCCATCTCCGAAGCCCAGGCGGCGGCGCACTTGGCTGAAGTCGAATCGAACGCCAAGCGTCTCGAGGCTGAAGCGCAGGCGAAGGAGGAAATCGCCAAAGGCACAGTGTCCACGGCCGCAGGAGCGACCCCTGGCCCCAGTATCACCCTGAATCTCTACGGCAACGCGAACATGACCTCAACAGAGTGGATGACCGAGGTCGGCTGGACGCTCAAGACCGGTGAACTGCCAGCCCCGACACCTACGGCGCTGCCTGCCTGATGCCCTTCCCGAGCCCCAGTGCCTTCACACCGTCCCTCTCGCTGTATCAGATGAGCTACCGCGGCGTGGAATTCGGCGGGATCGCAAAAGGCACAAACCAGGCGCTCATCAAGCTCACCAAAGGCCGCGAGCCGCCACCCGTCGTTTCTGGTGATGTGCAGCGCGCGCTCGATCAGGGCGAGTTTGCAGGGCTCGATCTGCTACCCGGCAAAGACGTGGAATTGGAACAGGTCATCATGAGCTCGACGGAAGGTGGGCTGGACCTACAGCTCCAGCAACTAGCGAGCGTGCTGAGCCTCGGCCAGGTTGAGGTGCCGCTCTACCTCAAACTGCCCTCGGGCACCTACGCCTGTATGGCGAAGCCCCGCAAGCACGCGCCCGTAACGGCAGGGGTGGACGTGACAACGATCGTAGGACGCCCTCACGCAGGGCTATGGGCCACGCTGCTGCACTGCACCGACCCGCGCTGGTACGCCGTGCCGACGAAAACCATGACCGTTGGCCTACCCACCCCCGCCGGTGGGTTGGAATTCCCTGTTGCCTTCAACGCCTCGTTCGGCGGCGGCGGGACAGGGAGCCTCCTGGAACTCTCCAACCTCGGCAACTTCGAGATGCGCCCGGTGCTGATCATCAAAGGGCCATGCACGAATCCGGTCGTCACGAACCTCTCGCTTCCGGGCGAACCCTATGTCGGGTTCAACATCACCTTGGCGGAAGGCGACGTGCTGGAAGTCAAGATGGACTTCGAGAGCGTGCTTTACACGCCGTCCGGGTCACCCGGTGGGTCATCGCGGCGCAGTACGCTCATGCCCGGCTCGACGTGGTGGAACTTGCCGACCGTGAGCGAAGTTGAGGAACATGCCGCAGAAGGCGCCAACAAGATTCGGTTCACGAGCAGCGACGGCATCGCGGTCGCGGGCACGCTGACCATCAACTACGCAAGCGCCTACTCGGGAATATGACTCCTACCACCCACCAGAATCCCTTCACGTATCTCGCCTATGACGCGATGACGATGGCCGAGCTCGACCCGCTGCCCTACACCGGGCCAGTACCATTTTCACGCCAGGTCAACGCTGCGGGATCGTGGGGTGGCGCGCTGCCAATCGAGGCTCCCGAACTTGAGGTGTCGAACTTCCTCGGCTCATCGAATACGGGGCGCACGCTGCTATTCGTGGACTACGCGGGAATCCTCGTGTGGGGCGGGATGCTGTGGACTCGGCGGTATAAGAAATCAGAACGTAAGCTGGTCATCGGGGCCTCGGAGATGCACTCCTACTGGGGCCAGCGGTTGCAGGCCAAGGACTATTCGACCTACTGGGAACCGAGCGGCGTGGCTGGCGAAACGAGCCCGCTTGAAATCGTCAAAAAGCTCGTCGAAGATGCGAAGGAACGCGAACACAAACTGATCGAAGAAGCTACCGGCACGGGCCGCTATATCGCGGGCGGCATCACCGTTCAAACCAACTACTCCGAAGCCTACACAGCAGCCCCACCGATCAGTGTCAGCTACCCCTCGACGCAGTTGCAGACGATCGATTCGATCATGCAGACGCTCTCGCAGATGGGCTACGGGGCGGGCTACGACTACTCCTACGACGCCTCCTACAAACCGGGCACCAAAGAACCTGAAATCACCCTGAACCTGTGGTTCCCGCGCATGGGCCGGCGGGCAGCGCAGTCGGGCATCGTGATCCTCGACAAGAACTGCATCGACTCGGAATACCCGGAGGACTCAACCCAGCAGGCCGACTCGATCCACGTCACGGGCTCAGGCTCGGGTGGCATCCAGCCGGACGAAGCGACCGCAGATAACGTCTTGCAGGCTGGCTACCCGTTGCTCGAGGCAATGGTGTCTCACACGCAGATCAACAATCAGTCTGTGCTCGCCGATGTGTCGCTCGGGGAACTGGCGATGAGGGCATGGCCGGTTGTGACGCCCACGGTCGAACTGCCGATCCCGTTGCCAAACCCGGAAACCGGAGCGCTGAACCCGGACCTGCTGACGTTCGGCAGCTTCAACCTCGGCGACGATCTGATCTACCGTGTGGATCCGGTGGCCGCAGGCATGAACAGCGACCCGCGCTGGCCTAAAGGGCACGACTTCGAGTGGCGCATAAACTCGTGGACCGCTACCGTGAACGAAAAGGGCGTGCCCGTGCTGCTGCTTGACTTCGCGCTACCGCCGATCGAGGAAATCCCCGGTCCGATGCCTCCTCTCGAATAGATGCCTGCCACGATCCAACCCGCCCGCAACGGCTTTCGACAGATGGTCCGCGAACCCGCGCAGGCGGCACGGGCGCAGGCCACGCAGCAGCTCCACGTCGTCACTGACCCGACAGAAGCCAGCGGCGATCCGGTGCATGGGCACGCCACGGTGGTCATCGGGCCGCTGGCGGCGATCACGGGCCTCTCGGGGTTCGGCGTGGCGGTCTACACGAGCGGCAAATGGGTCCAGGTCACGGGCGGCGGCGGTGGTGGGGGTGGCGAAGAATACAAAGCCGGGGAAGGGCTTACAGAATCCGGCTCCAAACCCGTCGAATTCAAGATCAAAGCCCTAGGCATCGCCACGGGGATGTACGCCGCTGGCTCGATCACCACGACCAAGCTGGCGGAAGGGACGGTCACGCTCGAAAAGCTGTCCTCGGCGGTGCAGACCAAACTCGGGGAAATCAAAGCCTACACGGCTAAAGCGGCGGGCGGCCTGGAACTCTCGGGTACGGAATTCCTCGTCAAAGCCGAAGGCATCACGAACGCGATGATCGTGGCCGCCGCAGGTATCCCCGAATCGAAGCTGTCGCTGCCGGAAATGGTCAAACTGACGGGCACGCAGACGGTCACGGGCACCAAGAAATTCATCACGCCGACACCCGCCTCCACCAGCAGCAGGGCAGGGACGAACTCCATAGAAGCGATCAAGGTCGAAACGGGTGCAGGTGGGGTCAGCACCAATGTTGAATCGACGGGAGGCAACTCTGCGCCTGTCATCGTAAAAGTGGGCGCAGGAGCAGCTTCCACCGGCTCAACGAGGGCACGCGGCGGCAATAGTGGCGAAATATCCCTGCAGATAGGTGCCGGTGGGGCAGCGACCTCCTCGGCGGGGGAAAGCTACGGAGGGGTAGGGGGACCGTTCAGTTTCAACGCTGGCGCCGGCGGTGCGGCGCTCGGCAAAGGCGAAGAAAACGAAGGCGGCGAAGGCGGCGCTTTCGTGTTCGGTGCGGGTAAAGGCGGGGAAGCCAAAAACGGAACGGAAGCCAACGTAGGAGGGAAAGGCGGCAACCTGACATTCAGCGCTGGTGGTGGTGGTGCAGCCGCGGGGACGGGCGCAAAAGTAGGAGCTTCGGGCGTCATCAAATTCAACTTCGGCTACGCATACTTTGAAAAAAGCATTGGGGTGTGGAACGTGACTGCGCCAACGTCGCAGCACGCAGCGATAACTAACCCCACGACGCTGCTCGAAGTCGCCGCGGCCTTCAAAGAACTCAACGAAGTCGTCAAAGCCTACGGGCTCACGAAATAGGAAGACTCATGGCTCAAGCGGAACTAGCCGTCGCCTACAACATCAAGAAAGCGGCAGTCGACCCCTACGTCAAAGCGTTCTGTGCGCTCACGGGGCAGCCCGAACCGCCCAAGGGCGAAGTCACGGTGCCCGAGTTCCATTCACTGCTCCGCGCGGTGATGAACAAGGTGGAAGGCGACTATCAGCGCGCGAACTTCGTCCCGGTCCCTGCGGAAGGGGCGAACGAATGACCGCCCGCAAACGCACGCCCCGCAAGACGCCGCCGGGGACCAAGCCGTTGCCGAGGAAGATCAGCCCCGCCGATCTGACCGCACGCAAGGAGCTGCAGGAGCGAGACGCGATGCTCGGACAAGCCCGCGCGGATATCGAGACAGAGATCGTCAAGCTCGCCGGCCGTTGGGAACAACTGCGCGAGATGCACGGAGAGAAGTATCGGATGAGCCCCGCCGACACGATCGGCGATGATGGCGGTATCGTGAGGGCCGATGCCGACCGTTGAGAAGCTCCTACCCGCGGTAACGGTCCTCTCGGGGCCAGCAGAGAGCCGTGAGCAGGTCGCTGAGGCCCTGCAAGGCGTTGGGCTGAAGGTGATGCAGGATGTCCTCGACGGAAGGGGCCAGCACTGTGTCCCCGTCGAGCACGGCCTGCCGTCCTATCCGAACCCCGCGGCAGCCAAGAAGGCCAAGCGTCCCTACTCGGGCCACACGCCCGGCACCCTGCTCGACGACGAGGGGTACGAAGAGGACCCGCGCATCGCGTGGCTGACCGTCGAGGGGGAACGGATGGATGAGGCCGTTCGAGTTGCTGAACCCCTCGGCTGGCAATACAGGATGCACTCCGCCGAGAGCCGGATGGTGGTTGAGGAGCTGAGCGTCGAGGAGCATCTGGCCGCGATCGACGCCCACCGAGCCGAGGTCGACGCGCTGCTGAGGGACCGGGCATGACGGTCGCGGCGCTAGTCAAGCCATGCCCAGTTTCTGCGGTGGATGATGTCGTAAATGGACCCCTGCGTGACGCCGTAGAGCCGCGCGAGCGCCCGCTGGGAGACGCCGCCTGCGCCGTAGGTGGTGCGAATCGCACGCACCTCCCCCTCGGTGAGCTTCGATCCCTTGACCGTGCGGCCGCGGGGAACGGGAGCGCGGCGCCCCTTGGCGGCCATGTCGTCCATGTTGTCCTGGTGCGTTCCGAGAAACCAATGCTCCGGTGTCTGGCAGGCGGGAACGTCGCAGGTATGCAGAACGAAGTAACCATCGGGAATCGGCCCAACCAAGTGGGCGTAGCCGTAGCGGGAAGCGGTCCAAGTGGTTTGACGCCCAGCTCGACCAGTATTGAACTTGCCGTAGCCTTTGCGACCCCTTCCCGCCATCCACAGACGACATCCGTTCTCGTCGGGCGGTGCGCACTTCGACAGGTAGCGCTCAAGGTCCGTCAAGCGCATCGAGTCCGTCGTGCCGTGGACCCGCCAGCGGCGAAGATGCATCGGACACCAGCCGCGTGCCCATGCGGTTTTGGTGCAGCCCTCGACCGTACATTCCATCCTTCGATTATAGCGAATAGGGGCTGAGCAGCTATCACCGTCGCGGCCATCCCAGCGTACATTCAGTCCGGCTCCCACAGCAGCCAGCTATTCAGACAGGCGATCTCCTCGCTGTTGAACTCGGCCGGCGGGACGGTAGGCGCCGGTGGCCTTCTCGTCAGCGAACACGTCGCAGCGAACATGAGCGTGAACGTGCTTGGCGGTGCGCCGGAAAAAGGCGGCATCTGGGTCCCCGGTACGAGCTCCGCTGGTATCCAGGGCGAGTATTACGGCTGGAACGAAAGCACGACCAACGTCGGTATCAGCGCATCCTCGGCGTCCAACAACCGCACCGATCAGATCGTTGCGCAGGTCAAGGATGCGTTCTACGCCGGGGCCGAATCCCTGTTCACGCTCTCCTATGTCGCGGGCACAGCCGAAGCGGGCGTCACGAAAGAAAACCACAAAGGTGCGGGGGCGCTTCCGGCTAGCTCGTTGCTCTTGGCCTACGTGTTTGTGGAAGCCAGCGTGGCGTCGATCACGAATGCGGCGATCACGAACGTTGTAGCTCAGGCGACCCCTGGCGTAACTGGCGCTAGTTACCGAGAAGGCACTGCACGGCCAGCAGCTGCGGTCAAAGGGCGCGTCTACTACGCCACCGACACAAAGACCTTCTCAGTCGACTCGGGGTCCGCGTGGCTCCCGATCTCACGGGTGGCGACATACGGGGCCACGGCCGAAGGTATCTCTGGGACTGGGCTCCTGATCACCGAAAGCCGCACGCATGTCTGGGTTGGATGCTCAGCCGTGCTCACCGAAATCAACGTGGGCGGTGTCCAGCTGAACATTGAAGGCAGCCCCCACAACGCCTCGTTTATCGTCGACGTGGGGCAGGAATTCGCCGTGAAAACGACCGGCGGCGTGAACTACAAGTACAACCTCAAGCTCTTCTAGCGCACTTCCACGCTCGCGCTCGGCCCCGCCTCGTCTCCGTAATGCGAATCCGCCGAGGCATACCCAACGTTCACAGGGTAGTCACCCGCCTTGGGGTACACAAGCGAGCACTGAGCAACAGCCTGCCCCGAGCCGTTGAATACTTCGCTGCAGTCCGCTGAGCCGTCGAGATCGTTCGTCGTTTCAGCATCCGGGGCGGTGAAGGCCATGAAGCCGAGTGGGGTTTCGTCACCGGGGAAGTTGCCGGTGGCGGCGGCTTTGAGGATGAGCCGTTCGCCCACGTTGAGGATGATGGGGTCCGGCGGGGCGCCCTTGCCGAACGTCCCGGCCCTGCCGCTGGTCCCAATCTCCCAGCCCGCCCACGAGAGGGTGGCCGCGTAGGCCGTGACCTTCGGGATGATCGGCAGGCTCTCGGGCGCCCATTCTTCTGTGAGCTGGCGTTCGCCGTTCGGAGCGACCAGTTGGGTGATCGTCGCGCCCGTGCCGCCGGGGTAGTTGACCGTGAGGCTCGAGGGCGTTCCGAGCATCGAACAGGAGGCTTCATAGTCAGACACCTGTGCTTGGCAACTCTGGCCTTCCTGATCTTCAATCCCGACCGAGGCCGCTCCTTGCCAATTCGGCGAGGTCAAGGTGATCTGAGCGGTCCCGTTTTCAACGGTGGCCTTGGCGCTCGGTGCGGGCCATGCTTTCGTGATCGTCGCAGCCGGTGGCTCGATCCGGTCGACCTCGCCCTCGGTGGCGCTCAGGCCACCTGAGACGTATGCGGTGATGACCGAGTGGTTGCCGTAGGAGGAATAGAGCACGGGGCACTGGCCGCCGTTGGCTGGCCCTCCGACGTTGATCGCGCACTCAAGGCTGCCGTCGGAGTAGAGGAACAGGATTCCGCTCGGGAGGTTCTGTTCGGCCACGTCCCCGATGCTCGCGCTGGCAGAGAAGCTGTAGGTCACGCTAAGCGCGTCTGAGGGGTCCTGCTTGAAGGTTGGGTCCAGGTGGGCGTGGAGGGCCACAGGGGGCACGGGAGCGGGCGCAGGGGCCGCAATGGCCGGTTCGGGCACAATGACGATTTCCTCGATGGCCGGGGCCTTGGCCTTCGGTGCGATGTAGACGCAGAGCGTTCGCTTGACGCGGTGGCCGTGGACCTTGACGTGCTCGACGCGCTTCCAGTAGTGGACGCGGCAGTGTTCGTGCTTTGGGTGGTGCAGGACGTAGGACTTGCCTTCTGCCAGCGCGGGGAACGCGAGGGCGGCGAGGAGGAGGGCTGGGAGCAGGCGTCTCATGGCTCTTTCCAATCGCGCGCCGCACGGACCATCGCTTCCATCGGTACGGCTAGGCGCTCACCGAGATTGCGTCCGAGCTCGTCAACGGCTTGTCTGAGCTTCTCGGCTTCCTCGAAGTACGTTGGCTGCGAGGGTCCGCGTAGAAACAGCACACCGATGATCCATCCGCCGATCAGGCCAAGCACGATGGCCGACACGATCGCCAGCGCGATCATCGTGACCTCGCCAGCGCGTCGGACTCCTGAGCCTCGCGTAAGCCGGCCACGATGGCGTCCTGCACGAGCCGATGATACGGCCCGTCGAGGTCGTAGGAGAGGCCCCGATACCACAGGATCGCCTTCTCGAAATCTCCTCCGCTAACGGCTACGGCCAAGGCCGTCTGGCATGCCGCCTGGCGCATCGCATTACAGGCTGTGGAGAGGACGTCGTCTTCGTTCATTCGGACTGCTTTAGTCGCTTAGCTTCGCGCAGGGCTTCTTCGGTCGCCTTGTCTTCCTTGCCAGCGGCTTCGCGGTTCTTCTGGGCTTCGCACTGAGAGGCGAAGGTCGCGTTACTCGGTTCGAGTTCGTGGGCTTCGCACGGAGCGCCCTGCTTGGCTCGATCACTGGCGACTTCGGAGCTTGAGCCACAGCCCGCAAGTGCGAGGGTGGCGAGGACAAAAACCAGCAAGAAGTGTTTCGTCTTAGGCATTGACTGAGGTTAGCACGTCCTAGTCGCGACTGTCAAGGACTTCGGCCAGCGTCCTTGGAACGGTAGGGAACGACGGGAGCTTGCGCAGCTCGTCCTCAAGGTCGATGATCCGTTTGATGATCTGCTGGCGGTCTTGTGCTCGCCGTGCTGCTCTGAGGTGCTTCTCATTGGTTGTCATGCCTACACCTTCGGCCAGATGATCGTCGAACTTGAGCAAGCTCAACAGATGTACGATCGGGACCCGTTGGCCTCCCCTACCGCTGCCGTGTAAAAACAAGTCCTCAGAAGAAACAACACGGCAGATTCGGGAAGTCCGAGTCGATAGCCGGGCAGGGACACGATCCACGATGACCCGACGCGAGGCCCCTCTGACGGGCGAGCGAGGCAGGCTAGCCAAATGCTGGTGTTCTTGCTAACCTAGAGCCACGGCCTGAACACCGTGATCGTAGCAAGCGGCCCGCCCTTTGCCCGGCGGGTCGTTCTGCGTCTAGGGGTAGACTGAGCCCATGAGCCTCATCGAGCTCCTGCTGGTCGTGCTGATCATCCTGCTGCTGGTCGGGTCGGTGGCCGTCTCGCCGCTGATCCTGCTTGTGATCGTGGTGGTCGTGCTGTTCTACTTCGCGGGTCCGCGACTGCGGCGCTGATGAGCTGGCTACCGGGAATCAACCGGCTCGAAGCCCAGCTAGAGGCTGACCGCAACGCGACCCGAGACCATCGCACCTGGGAGGGCGATGCTTTGCGGGCGATCAAGACCGAAGCTGGCGAGATCAAGGACCGGGTAGACGCGACGAACGGCAAAGTGGCCGACCATGCCATCGAGATCGCCGTGATCAAAGAGGCCGAAAGGCAGGCGGCCATAATGCAGGCGGCCAAGATCGAAGCCGACGCCGTGATCGTAGCTAAGCGTCTGACGTGGAGACAGGGCCTCACCTTTGGGGCCTTCGGAGCGCTCGCCTCGGGGATCGTGCTGGCCATTATCTACGGCTCGGGTATCGCGTGATGCCCGATTCGGACCGTCGCGCGCAACGGCATGCAATGGGGACGGGGCTCCTTGTCGCTCTCGCTGTCGCCGTGACGGTGGGCCTGATCGGCAACGCCGTCATCGGCCTGCGGAACACGGCTCGCATCGACCAGCTCAATACCCAGCTGACCAGGACGGTCAGCGCAAGCGCCCGCACGCGGATCACGACCGTCCAGCAGCGCTGTGATCTGACGGACCACATCTATAACTGGACGCTGAAGGCGCATGTTGGCCCGACGCCGTCGGAAGTAAAGGCATCGGTCGAGTGGTTCCTGTCGAGTTATGAGGGCTGCGAGAAGCAGCTCCAGACCGTCGAGCGGATCGCAAGGGCCGCGCCGTGATCCTCGCCGCCTGGGTCTTCTGGGAACCCGTTTTCACGGACACCCCCATCGAACTGTTCGGCTCGATAGCCGTCGTGGCGATCCTCGCGGGCGGCTACAGGCACCTGTGTTGTCACCAGAGCGGCTGCTATCGCCTTGGCAGGTTCCCTCATGGCCACCTTCGCCTCTGCCGCGCCCATCATCCCCTAGTGCCCAGCGGCGGTAAGATCACGCAGACACACATCGACGCAGAGACACAGCGCAAAGCATGAGGCGATTCCTCCCACTACTGGCGCTCTTGGCCCTCACGGGCTGCGGGAAAGCCACCCAGACGGTCACCCAGACGGTTCCCGGCCAACAGGGATGCCTCACGCCGAACGGGATCTGCAAAGCGCCGCAGGCGATCAAGCCGACCACGCAACTACGCAAGGCTCGGACCTTCCCCGACGTGTGGGAAGGCGACCCGTACACGACCTACCACGGCCCGCAGGTCATCCGCCTGTCCTACGGCGACCACTTCTACGACCACCACGTCTACACGAACGCGGCGAGGCTCAGATCGTGGGGCGTGTGGTTCGGCGGCTACGTCTACCTGACCGGCAACGGCTGCACTCGGGAAGCCGAATACACGGTGCGCGAGCTCGGCTCCATCGGTGCGATCAACGGCCCGGTCATCCCCGACGGTGAGATCACGCTCCCGCGCGGCTACGTCGCCTGCTTCGAGAACTACATCCGAGCGCACACCCGCTATCCGACGGTGGAGTACACGGGCTGCTACTCGGGCATTGAACGGATCGGGCGCGTGTGGGTGCCGGACTATGGGGCAACGCCGCCGTGTGGCCCGCGCTTGGCCTGGCAATACTCCGAAGCTGCTGTTTGCGGTGAGCCGTGGGCTGGCGACTGTTCGGTTGACGAAGGGATCACGGCGATCGGGCCAGCGAAGCCAAAGCCACCGCCGCCTTCCCTCGCTGCCCTCCTGCACACCCGCGCGCTGCTCAGGGCCGACCTTACCCGTCATCGCTGCCGTGTGGCGCCGTACCACGGCCGCGGTCGATACCACGCTGTCTGCGCCCATTGGCTCAGCTACGGCGCGTCCGTAAATCGCCAGATCAAGGCCCTCGGGGGCCACTAGGAGGCACCGTGAGAAGCAAGGCAATCGCACTCATAGTTGCGATAGCCACGCTAGGGATGGCAGGCGTCGCGCAGGCAATCACCGTCACATACAGCCTGCCGGGCTGTACGGCCACAGTCACGGGCACGGGCACCGCCGCCGAAGTCCATGTCACCTGCCCACAGGGCGCGACCGGGCCGAGAGGGCCAACCGGAGCCCAGGGGGTGACCGGCGCGACCGGACCGACAGGCGCAAACACTGGGCCTACTGGCGTTTCCGGTGGTCCTACGGGTTCCACAAGCAAAACGGGGCCGACGGGTTCCACTGGTGTCACGGGCTCTACAGGTTCGACGGGCGTCACTGGTAGCACAGGCGCGTTCATTGACGGTGTCAACGACGGCTCAGGCTGGGGACCACAGGACGCTGCACAGTTCATCGCCGGAGGGCTCACCTCAGAGCGCGTAGGAAGCGCAAGCCAGGAGGAATACTCCCGGTCGCTCGGGTTCCGCAACGACACCGTCATCGTCGGGGACGTCGGCTCAGCCCTGTCTTCGGTCAATATGGCCTCGTGGACCATCTCGGCACTCGCAGAAGTCAAGTCGGCTGTAGCGAACGGCTTTCCGTTGGATGAGGTCGGGAACGAGATGTATCTGAAGGGCAACGGCAACGGGAACGGCGAACAGGCGAAGTACGCGGAAATGTACGTCAGCCTCCACAACGCGGTCACAGCAGCGGGTGTGAGGGCCACGCTCCTGTTCAACAGCTTCGGCGCGGGGTGGATTCCGGGCGCGGTCAAAGCCCAGCCGTCCCTGAAGACGCTGATCGACGGGTTCACCAACCATCCGTACGGGCTGGCGCATGAAAACAGCGGCGGCAAGTGGGGTCCCGGTGCGATGGAACAGATGCACGGAGAAGCGGTCGCGGACGGCGTGGCAAACACGAGCTTTTATGTGACGGAGTTCGGTGTCGAAGACGGTATCGGCCCCAAACCACAGGTCGGCTCGAGCGGACCGGCGCAGCAGGCCGAACGCATCAAAGCCGTCTACAACGAGTTCCTCGCAACTGGCTACGTGAAGGGTTGCTGGTACTACCAGGGACATGACGACAGCACCGGCAAATGGGGGCTAATCGAACCGCAGACCTCAGGCTCTAGCCCGTTCATCCCGCGGCCTTCACTTGCGGTTGTCGAGTCCTTCGCACACTGATCTTGCAGCATTACGAAAGGAAGAACCATGCCCACCGCTGAACAGATCCGCCAGTTCCTCACTGGAGTTGTCCTACCAATCGGCGTCGGTATCGCAGCAGCGTGGATCGTCGCCACCGTCCACATCCTCAACCTGTTCGGGATCACCGAAGGACAGGTCGCCGGAGAGCTCTCGCTGTTCGGCACTTGGGCCGTCTCCGCCGTCATCGCATGGCTGACGCAGCACAAGATCCTCTCGGCCACGTACACGCCGGCAGCCAAAGCCGCAGCGCGTAGGTCGCAGGTATGAGCGCCTTCCGCTTCTCCACCTGGGCGCAGCCCGTCACGCATCGTGGTTGGGCTGTCGCAGCTGTCCTCGCTGATCGCCTCTGGCGACTGACAAGGATCGACCTCGGCAAACACTCGGCGTGGGAACGAGCGACCCGATGAGCGCCATCGAGGCTCGCCCACCGACGGAGCACGCCTACGGATGGAAACGGCCACTTCCGGGAAGAGGTGCGCTTGACCTACTGCCCCACGTTGATACCTCGGAACTGACGATCCTCTCCGAGGTCGACCCGCGGACGCACATGCCACCGGCACTCAACCAAGGGCAGCTCGGCTCCTGCACGGCGAACGCGACCGCACGGTGCTTCCGCTACGACACGATCATGGACGGGAAGGACTGCGGGGAGCTGTCACGACGTTGGATCTACCACTTCGAGAAAGTCATCGAGGGCACGCACGGCCAGGGCGACACGGGCGCTGAGGGCCACGACGCCTTCACTGTGGCGAAGCACGGTATCCCCGACGAGAGCCTGTACCCGTACTCGGAAGACATCGAAGAGGTCGAAGCGAAACCGCCGAACGTCGAGCCCCGAGCGTACACGCTGAAGAAGCCTGTCCACGCGGTCCCGCAGAACCTCAACCAGATCAAGCAGGTGCTCTCCAACAGGCAGACGATCGCCTACGGCTTCACGGTCTACAGGGACTTTGAGGAACCGTGGAGCACCGAAGGCGAGATGCCCGAACCCAACCCGTCGGAAGAAGTGCTCGGCGGCCACGAGAACCTGCTCTGCGGCTACCTTGAGAAGTACCCGGGCTACCTGCTCAGCCTCAACTCGTGGGGCACTGCTTGGGGGATCTTCGGTGGCTACTTCCTGTTCCCCATCGCGACGTTCTTGAATCCGAGCGTCACGTCTGACCTGCGGACGATCGTGAGGGCGGTATGAGGCGCTTTGGGATCACACTAAGCCACGCGACCGACCAGGCTCAGAAGGACCAGCAGCCTGAGCTATCCGAACCGTTCGCGGCCCTACCGACACCGCCCGGTGCGGCGCCGTATCGGTGGGATCTGAACAAGGTGATCGGCGGTGACGGCCCGCTCGTGTTCCATGTCATCGGCGATCACGGCGGGGTCAAGGACCCGAACCCGCAGCTCGTCGTCGCGAAGGCAATGGTGGCCGACTGCCAGGATCACGGGCTGTCGTTCTGCTACTCGGTCGGCGACGTGGACTACTTCACGGGCGAAGAGGCTGAGATCGGGCCTCAGTTTTACGAGGCATACGCCGACTACCCGGTGCCGATCGTGGCAATCCCCGGCAACCACGACGGCGCGGGCGCCGACCAGCTCGCGACGTTCATGGCGACGTTCTGCGACCCGACGCCGAAACTGATCCCGGCGCAGGCCGAGTATCAGCGGGACACGATGGACCAGCCGAACTGCTACTGGACGCTGACGGACGAGATGGTGACGATCATCGGGCTCTACTCGAACGTGCCGAGCGGCGGCGTTATCGAGCAGGACCAGCAGGAATGGCTAGAGGGCGAGCTGGCAGCAGCGCCGAAGGGCGTGCCGCTGATCGTGGCTCTGCATCACCCGCCGTACTCCTGCGACGCCCACCACGGCGGTTCGCAGAAGATGGGCACGCTGCTCGATGCGGCGTTCGTCGCAGCGGGTCGCTGGCCCGAGCTCGTGCTGGCCGGCCATGTCCACGACTACCAGCGGTTCACGCGGACAGTCCACCGGGAACACGAATGCACCTACGTCGTCTGCGGGGCCGGTGGCTACCACAACCTCCACAAGATGGCCCCCGGCGCCGTCAAGGGCCTGCAAGCAACCCCTGACACGACGCTGGAGGCGTTCGACGACTCGCAGTTCGGCTTCCTGCGCCTGACCGTTGCGGCTTCGGAGATCGCCGGGGAGTACATCGGTGTGGACAAGGAAGGCACGGTCACAGCCAACGTGGACAACTTTGCCGTGCCGATCGGCTAGCCTTGCCTCAATGACAGACATGGCCCACCGCAGCGACAGGGAGATCCTGCTCGCCACACATCGAAAAGTAGAGGAACTCATGACCACAGAACAGCTTACGACCCTCACTACCGATCTCGAAGCTGACGCCACGGCAGCGCAGGCCGAGTTCACGAAAAGGTGCTGGCAAGGGCAGCCGAGCTTGGCTGAAGGCAAAGTCACGCCGGAAAGCCTCGAACCGCTGAAGTCCCTCGTTGAAGGACTCGACACGAAGGTCAAAGCCGCAGCCTCGGAGATCCCGACCACTTGACCCGCTCGGTGGTGTAGGCTAGTCCTGCATCCTCCTCCTGTTTCACATGAGCGCCCCCGGTCCACCTGGGGGCGTTTGTGCGTTATGCTCCCGGCGAGTACCCCAGCGCAAGCTGAAGTCGTCTCCCGAGCATCTACAGAGGCGAGCAGCACCCAGGCCCCGGCCCTGTGTCGGGGTAATCCGCAGAGGAGGTCTAGTGACTAATCCGACGCTTGTTGATTTCGCTCATCGTTGCATCCGCCTTGCCCGTAGCATCGACAGCAGAAGCCAGACCAAAGCACGCCCCGGGCCGTAGGAGTGCCCGCTGCGATCTGAGGGTGGCCCGAGCTTGGGGGAGGAAGCATCATTGGCATCCGCCTGTCGCTCGTGTGGCGAGCGAAGATCTGGCCGTCGTGCCGGGCGTGCCCTATGCGTTCGCTCAATGTGTCGCGCTACGGGAGTCCACGGACGGCGCGGGCTCGCCGAACATCTACGGCATCCTGCCGATGAACGGCTACTCGGAAGGGATGGGTCTGGCTGGGCAGAAGCGGCTGTTCGCCTCGATGTATGCCCGCGACGGCACATCGCCCTGGGCACCCTACGACGGCTGTTGACATGCTCATCGCTCTGGGAGCCGTAGCTTGGCTGGTGGTCCTTGTGATCGTCTGGGCTTTGTGTTCGGCAGCGGCGAGGGGAGATCGTGAACTGCGGCGGTGAGGGGCTACGGGCTAACCCTCGTCAAGCTTGAGCCGTTCGCACACAACACAGGCGTCAGCCGTACCCCACCTACCGCCGCTGACCGTTGGCCCACGTTTGACGTAGCCGCAGCGAGCAACGTCCCCCGGCACTGGCAGGCGACCCTCCCTAGCCGCCTGCAAGTAGCCGTGATGGAGCTTGTCGAGCTCCCGATCTCCGAATGCAACAATCTCAGAAAGGGATGTCTTCATCGCCCCGTCCCGACGCCGGTGGGCTGGTATCGCCCGTCGACGAACTCGCGGGTGTGGACGATTTACCGTTGCCCTTCTCACCGAGGAAATGGACTTCGTTGGCGCGGACGTCCAAGGACATGCGTGTCTCGCCGCCACTCTCGTAGGTGCGAGGTTCAAGTGCACCAGCTACGACCACCTGCCTGCCCTTGGAAAGGTACTGTTGGCACAGCTCGCCGAGCTTGCCCCAGGCGGCGACGTTGAACCAGTCGGTCACGTCCTCGCCTTTGACCTTGCGGTTGGCCGCGACTGAGAAGTTCGTCACGGTGCTGTCGCCTACTTCCTTGCCAGCGGGGTCTTGGCCGAGGTAGCCGACGAGCTGGATTTGGGTTCTCATCTGATCTCCGATCTTAGGGTTGGGTCAGTTAGAAGCAACTACGGTCGCGCACGCGCACGCGCACGTTGTAACAGGCATCTATCTAGCTCGACTAGGGCCGCTGTCCCGATACCCCCCCACGACCTCTCGGCGTGGCTAGATAGGACGACCCCCGGCGAGGATGTGACTTAGGCGGTCAGGGGCGGCTTGCGCGCTGTCTGGCAAGCCGCTAGACTGATCCTTGGTATTTGCATACCGACACCTTACCAACGGCGGTGAGGGTTTCAAGGGACGCCTCGGCTGGGAGCACTCGCCGGGGCGTTTCTTATTTGCATTCCATCGGCTTACCTGCTAACCTACAGCGATCCCAACAGCAGGAGGCCAGATGAGCGACAGCACAGCACTTGAGCGCAGGCAGGCGGCAGGCGTGAACACTCTGGCGGTGATGAGTGATTCGGAGATCAACCGGAGCTGGAGGCTGGCCGAGGCGCTGGCGGCCAGCGGTGCCTTTCCGGCCACGAAGGATGCGGCCAAGGCGTTCGCCATCATGCTCGTCGGGCACGACCTTGGACTCTCTCCGACACAGGCGCTCATGGGCGTCTACATCGTGGAGGGGAAACCGATGGTCGGGGCCAACCTGCTCGGCTCGTTTGTCAAGCAGATGCCCGGCTACGACTACAAAATCCTGGAGCACGATGAGGGCCAGTGCTCCATCGTGTTCTTCGATGTTGACGGCGAGGCGGGCGTCTCGACATTCACGATGGACGACGCCAAGAAGGCTGGGCTCGTCAAGGCGAAGTCGGGCTGGGAGAAATACCCGAAGGCGATGCTGTTCGCCCGCGCCTTGAGCCAGGGCGTCCGCTGGTACTGCCCGGACTGCACTGGCGGCATTCCCGTCTATGTCGAGGGCGAGATCGTAGAGACGCCAGCGATCACAGATGGAGACGGCTCGGGTGAGGTGCAGGGGCTTGACCTTGGCCTGAAGGTCGAAAAGGTGCTGGCAAGGGCAGCCGAGCTTGGCCACGCCGGTCTGGCCGACCGTGCAACAGCCGAGGTAACCCTTGGCGGTAGGTCCCCCGAGATCGCCGCACAGTGGGCCAGGGACGCAGAAGCTACCCTAGATACCTTCGAGGTCGAGCAGGATCAGCCGGCCATCGTCGTCACCCCCGGCGAGTCCGAGGCTGGCCCCGAGGAGCAGAAGGCCCAACGTGAGCGGATAGCCGAGCAGCTTGAGCAGGACGCCGTTGAAGCCGACGAGGAGGGCAAAGCTGACGAGGCGGTTACGCTACGCGCCCAAGCAGCCGAGATGCGCCAGGACGACTGACCCAACCCAACGCCCCAATACACAGGAGGCCACAATGCCAAGCATCGAATACGTCGAGCGGAAATTCAGCGAAGAGTCGGAACACATCATCATGCGCGCCAATGAGGTCTGCGAGAGCTATCGCCAGCAGGGCTACGACTTGACGCTGCGCCAGCTCTACTACCAGTTTGTCTCGCGCGACTGGCTACCGAACACCGAACGGAGCTACAAGCGACTCGGCTCGATCGTCAACGACGCGCGCCTGGCGGGCCTGCTCGACTGGCACTACATCGTGGACCGCACGCGCAACCTGCGTGCGTTGCCGCACTGGAACGACCCGGCCACGCGATCAAAGACGCAGCCGCACAGTTCCGTGTGGATCGCTGGGCGCAGCAGCCAACGCGGGTCGAGGTGTGGATTGAGAAGGATGCGCTGGTCGGCGTACTGCAATCGGCTTGCCCGTCGCTCGACGTGCCCTACTTCTCCTGTCGCGGTTACACATCGCAGTCGGAGGTATGGGGAGCTGCGCAGCGCCTCGGCGGATACATCGATGCTGGGCAGAGCGTGGTCGTGGTCCACCTCGGCGACCATGATCCGTCGGGTATCGACATGACCCGCGACATTGAGGCTAGGTTGGCCATGTTCATCGCCCAGGACGTGAAGGGTGCGCCCCCGGGGCTAGATGCCGCAGAGTATGTTGCCGAAGTCGACGGACGGGACGACAATCCGTCGCTGAACATCCAGCGTATTGCTTTGAACATGGATCAGATCGAGCAGTACAAACCGCCGCCAAACCCGGCTAAGCTGACTGACTCACGGGCTACGAGCTACATCGCAAACTACGGTCGCTCGTCGTGGGAGCTTGACGCCCTAGAGCCGACGGTGTTGGTGGATCTGATCACGGAGGCTGTGTTCGACCATCGCGACTTGGATTTATGGGATGCGGCAACGAAAACGGAAGAGGGCGAGCGCGAGGTACTGACGGCGGCAAGCGCCCGTTGGCCCGAGGTCAAGGAGCTGCTGGTATGAAGCCGCTAACGACTTACCGCCAATCCCTCCTGGCCGGGTTCGAGACCTGCCCGCGCCGCACTTGGTTCGGCCTCAATACCGACGATGACCTGACCGTGGGCTACATGGGATCATCGGCCGACCTTGGCAGCCTTGTCCACGCTGTCTACGCCGAGATCCTACGCACGCTGTATCGCCAAGGCGAGGAACAGATCAGCACGCAGGAGGCAATTGAGATATGCCGCGAGGTTGAGGCCGAGTCGGATATCGTGCTGCCGGCCGATGAGCGCGAAACGCTGGTCTGGTTGACGCTCAGGTTCGTGGACTTCCGGTTCAACGCCAGCCGGGTCATCGCCATCGAGGAGAACCTGAGCGCGGAGATCCTGGGTCAAGACGGCGTGCTACGGACGCTGACTGGTCAGCCTGACGTGTTGATCGCAGACCCGCCAGACGGCCTGGTCATCATCGACTATAAGTCGGGCTGGGCCGTGCCGAAGGCCCCGCGCAAACCACCGCCGGACGGCGAGACGATCACCGGCAAGCAATACCTATCGGATCGCGGGCACTTCCAACTCGACTGCTACGGCCTGCTGGCCATGCGCAACTACCCGTCCGCCAACCACGTAACCCTCAGGGAGCTGCACCTGCGTTCTGGTGAGACGCGCGAGGCTACCTTGACCCGAGACGACCTAGAGCACGTCGAACGCGAACTCGGGATGCAGATGCAGAAGCTCGAGCGGGGCATAGCCGAAGGCGTCACGTCGGAGCTCTGGCAACCGCGGCCGAGCAAAGCCTGCCTGCGCGCGTGTCCGGTGGCCAAGTCGTGCCCGATCCCCGACGAGCAGAAGGGCGTAGGCTCACTGATCACGCCAGAGCTGGCAGACGAGGCCGCGGCTAGGTTCGTCGTCGTCGATGCCGTGCGTCAGCAGCTACGCGACGGACTCAAGGCGGTATTTGAGGAGACCGGCCGGGCACCTTTGGTCGGCGATGGCCGCTCTGTCCGATGGAAGGACAAGCCGACCGGCGGCCGTAGCTTCGATGTTCACGAGATTGAGCCAACCAACGAGAAGGAGACAGCATGACCGACCCAGCACAGAACCTAGACGACGCACAAGCCCGGCTACAGGCAGCAGCGGAGTCCGAGCCAGCCAAGCGGAAGCAGAATCCGGTCTACGACGTGTTACGCGAGGTTGACGACGGTGAGGGCTACATGTTCATGGGCAGGCAGGTGCCAGCATCTTCCCGCAAGGAAGCGATCAAACTGGCGACTGCCGATGGCCCCGAGGGCGAGCGCTCCGGCACCTTTCTCGTCATCCCCTCGAAAGAGATCAAGACGATCACCCGTGCAACCCGCACGGAGACGGTAGACGAGTGGGACTGAGCGAGAAAATGGTCATACATCTCGGTGCGGTTGCCTACTGGGCACGCATTGTGACGCGCATCGCGGACGGTGGCGGCGACAAAGACTTTACGCTGGCCGATGCGCTCGGAGGTCTGCGCAGTGCCCTTGAGGGCGTAGACGACGCTCGCGGGATCAAGCCGATCAGGGACCCATGAAACGAACCCCCCTCAAGCGCACGGGCAACGCTCTGGCCCGCTCAAAGCCGCTGGCCCGAGGGAAGGGCCTGCTCGGGCGCAAAAGACGGCAGAAGCCGGTTCTGGCCATCCCGATCAGGGTCGTGGCTTTCGACCGGACCGACGGCTGGTGTGCAGACGGCTGCGGCAGGCGAGCACAAGACCCTCATCACATCCTGCCAAGGCAGAAGTGGCCCGAGCTGATCAACGTGGCGGCTAACGTGATCGGCGTGCATCGGGTCTGCCACGAGGCCCACGAGAACGCGAGCAAACGCTTGCCTCGTTCCGTCTGTGCTCCTGTCGAAGCCTTGGAGTTGACTGGGGCTCAGGTGGCCTACATTGAGCGCTCCTACTCATGAGCGATCCCGTTCCAGCGCGCGGGCAAGTCCAGCGTCCAGCTCGCGGCGCATCTTCGCAGCGCGCCTATCCGTATGGCGTCGTTTCCGTTTACGCTTCGGCTTCAACCGGGCGTTCAGGACTTCGATCTTTCCGTCTGGCTTGGTGACCTTGATGCTGTTGTCCATATCTAGACCCTCTCTCTGGCGGAGTACCACTTTGCCTTCGTGGTGGGTGGTTGGCATGGGGGGAGCTGAGTTCGGTGAGAGTGCGGCCTCTGTGGCCCGGGCTCAGGGTTCCCCGTTGATAGCGCATCCTTTCGGGTTTGCTACCGGCAGCCGGCTTCGCGTTCCTCACCGCCGCTGTCGCTGCCTACGCTTGCCTTCCGTGGTGGGCGCGGGTTCGCCGAGTCTCTGTGCTGCGTTCTTCCGCCGTTCGTTTCGGGTTCGTCCCGCCTCTCGGCCTCAGCTTGAGGGTGCTGCGCTGGGCTACCGGGCAGTATGCAGCGGCACGAGGCTTGGCCGTCTGCGAGAATCCAACCTTGTTCGGTCCACGCTGAACAGGATAGCGCGTGGGCTGGGGATTGGGAGGCCCACGATCCCCAGCCCCGCGCCGTTTCCTCGATGCCCAACCTGCGACGGCTCCGGCATCCGCATCCACGGGGCCAGCCAAGACGCGTGGTGCTCAACGTGCAAGCCTGATGTTGGGCGGCTGGTGTGAGCTATCAGGAGTTCGTGGCGAGCAAGATGCAGGCCGCGGTGCCGTTGGCCGAGCGTGAGGCCGTAGCGCCAACGTGGGATCTGTTTCCTTGGCAGACGAAGCTGGTAGAGCGCGCCCTATTCCGTGGCCGCTCGGCGCTGTTCGCTGACACTGGCACGGGCAAGACGCGGATGGAGCTGGCGTGGGCCACGGCGGTCTGTGCGGCTATCGCCAAGCCGACGCTTCTGCTCACGCCGCTGGCCGTCTCCAAGCAGATCGTCCGCGAGGCGGGAGAAGTCGGAGCCGAGGCTGCCTACTCATCTGGCGGTGAGCCCGAGAAGTGGATCACGGTCACGAACTATGAGCGGCTGCACAACTTCCGGCCAGAGCACTTCGGCGCGATCGTGCTTGACGAGTCGAGCATCCTCAAGAGTTTCGACGGCAAGACGCGCAAGGACCTGACGGCTTTCGCTTCGACGCTGGCCTACCGGCTCTGTGCCACGGCCACGCCCGCGCCGAATGACTACCTTGAGCTGGGCCAGCACTCCGAGTTTCTATCGGTGCTCAGCGCTAAGGAGATGATGGCGCTGTTCTTTACGCAGGACGGCAACTCCACGCAGAAGTGGCGGATAAAGCGCCACGCTGAGACGGACTTCTGGCGGTGGGTTTCAAGCTGGGCGATGGCGATGCGCCGGCCGTCCGACGTGGGTTTTCCCGAGGGCGATGCTCTCTACGATCTGCCCCCACTGTCGATCCACCAAGTGCAGGTCGAGGCTCTGAACGATCACGCGATGGGCACGCTATTCCGTGACGAGGCCCGCACGCTCTCGGAGCGTAGGCGAGCCCGGCAGGAGACGCGAGACGAGCGCGTGAAGGCGGCGGCCGAGCTGGTCGCCAAAGAGCCTGGTGAGCAATGGCTTCTGTGGTGCGATCTGAACGCCGAGTCTGAGCAGTTGGCGAAGATCATTCCCGGAGCGGTCGAGGTCCGCGGCTCGGACTCGCAGGAGCACAAGGAGAACGCGCTGCTCGGGTTCGCCGACGGGACGGTCAAGGTGCTCGTCTCAAAGCCCTCGATCTGCGGTCACGGCATGAACTGGCAAGGATGCGCACGGATGGTGTTCGTCGGGCTCTCGGACTCATTCGAGCGCTACTACCAGGCTGTGCGTCGGTGCTGGCGGTTCGGCCAAGAGCGGCCAGTCGAGGTCTACGTGGTGACGGCCGACGTTGAGGGTGCCGTGGTCCGCAACATCGAAAACAAGCAACGGAGGGCAGAGCAGATGGCTGAGGAACTTCTAGAGGCGATGGCCGACCGGACACTTGAGCATTTGGCCAAGGGCACCTACGAATCAGATGACGCCGAGGGCGATGGCTGGAAGGTCATGCTCGGCGACTGCGTGGAGCGATTGAGCGAGGTCGAGGACGACTCCGTGGGCCTGTCGGTGTTCTCGCCGCCCTTCCCGTCGATGTACGTCTACACCGACCAGGCGCGGGATATGGGCAACGTGGCGAGCGTCGAGCAGATGATTGAGCACTTCGGCTACCTCGTGCCCGAGCTGCTGCGCGTGACGATGCCCGGCCGCTCCGTGGCGATCCACCTGGCGCAGGCACAGACCCGCAAGCGCGACGGCGAGGAGATCGGCCTGCGCGACTTCCGCGGCGCGACGATTCAGGCGATGGAAGCGGGCGGCTGGACCTACTACGGCGAGGTCTGCATCGACAAGGACCCGCAGGTGAAGGCGATCCGCACGAAGGACCGGGGCCTCTTGTTCAAGACGCTGGCGAAGGACTCGGCCAACATGCGCATGGCGCAGGCCGACTACCTGCTGCAATTCCGCAAGCCGGGCGAGAACCCCCAGCCGATCGCCGCGGGGATCTCCGAGCGCTACGGCAACACGGACGGCTGGATCACGCCCGAGGAGTGGATCGAGTGGGCGGCGCCCGTCTGGTATCGCGCTGGCCCAGACTACCCCGGCGGCATCCGCGAGACGGACGTGCTCAATGTCTCGGCGGCGAGAGATGAGCGAGACGAGCGCCACCTGTGCCCGCTACAGCTTGGCGTGATCGAGCGCGCGATCAAGCTGTGGTCAGCGCCGGGCGATCTGATCCTCTCGCCGTTCGCGGGCGTGGGCTCGGAAGGCGTGGTGTCCGTGGGGCTTGGCCGGCGCTATGTCGGAGTCGAGCTGAAGCGTTCCTACTGGATGACGGCCTGCCGCAATATCGCCGAGGCGCAGGCCAGCTCTGGCTCCCAGCTCACCTTCGCAGCATCGGAGTAGGCTGGCCAGAACGAAAACACCCCCAGCAGACGACGAATCTGCCAGGGGTGTAAGCTGAACGCTTCGCGGGCGCACAGGAAACGCTATCAGAGTTATTCCTACTTAGTGCGTCGGAGTTACAAACCGAACACAGGAGTGACGACGATGGCCGACCCCGATGGCCGCTGAACCAGCGCTGAGGCTGATAGATGGCCGGCAGGTTGTCGAGGGATCGGCCGCCGAGCTCTGGGCCAAGATCGAACAGCTGGGCGGCGACCTGGCCAACGCCGAGCGCGACCTGAGATCGAAGCGGGCGCTGATTACCAAGCTGCAGCGGGACAAGCAGCGCGAGCGCGAGGAGTGCATCGAGCGCGAGCTGGTCGAGGAGATATTCGCTGAATGGCAGGAGGTCTGCGGGCACGCCCGATCGAAGCTGACACCGGAGCGCTTCGATGCGATCCAGGCTCGTATCCAGGACGGCTACGAGCGGGCAGACTTCGCCAAGGCCATCGCTGGCGGCAGCTTCGACCCGTTCATTACCAAGGCCAAGAACGGCCGCATGATCCGGCACGACGACATCGAGCTGATCTGCCGCGACGGCAAGCACTTCGAGTCCTTTGCCAACCGGGCACCGAGGAACGAACCCGTGCAATAATCAGAACATGGAGACTGTCACGCTGATCGTCCACGGTGACTGCCAGCCATCGGGATCTAAGAAGGCGTTCGTGAATCCCAAGACGGGCCGGGCGATCGTGGTTGACGCGAATAACAAGGCGAAGGGCTGGAAGGAACGCATCGCCAAAGTGTGCGCCGAGCAGTATGGCGGCCCGTTCCTCGAGGGTGCGCTGGTGGCGACGATCCGCTTTTATCAGGTTCGCCCACAGGGCCACTACGGTTCGGGCAGGAACGCTGGGCTACTCAAGGACTCGGCACCGGCCCAGCCGACGGTGGCGCCGGATGTCGATAAGTTCGCCCGAGCCGTATTTGACGGCCTTCAGGGTCAGCTGTACCGCAACGATGCTCAGTGCGTGCGGCTCTTGGCCGAGAAGCACTACGGGGAGCCTGCTCGGGTTGAGATCGAAGTGGCGGAGGCCAGGGAGCAGACGGTTGGCGACATGCTTCGGCCCTCCCTCGTCGCCGCTTGACCTGCTAACCTCCCGGCTACCCAACCCGGAGGAGTGCAGTAGCGTGACGACCGAGTTAGAAGCAGTCAGTCGGATCGATGCAATCCTTGCCGAGTTTCCAGAGGAGCGTCGCCTCGCAATTGCCAGGTACGCTGTAGCGCGAGCCGAGTGGTGGCAAGAACGCCCCGAGGGTGTAGACACAGTCTGCAGGGTCATCCTGTCGCCCGAGACGATGGAGCTAGTGGCCAGCGGCATACCCGAGGCCACCAAGTGACCGCCAGCCCCGAGCAGAGCAAGGCCAAGGAGAAGAAGTGGCGCAGGGTCCAGAAGATGTGGGCCAGCAACCTCTCCCAGGCTGAGATCGCCAAACGTATGAACTGGTCAACGGGGCATGTGAAGATCGAGATCAGCCGTATGCGCTTGGCGGGCTGGGACGTGCCGAAGAGAACCCAAACCCGCGTCCGGCCAACCGAGTGCGTGATCTGCTCTGGCCCGTTGGAGGGCGATAGGAGCACCTGCGGCGATGCGTGCCTGTCGGAGCTCGGCCGTAGGAACGCTGCGAAGAGGCACGGTAGGCAGCGAGGACGATGAGCGACCTACGGTTAGATGAGGCATCCGTGACGCAGGCGATCGAACGGTCTAGCTATCGGGGCAACATCGAAGAAGGCCGCCAGCTGATCCGAGCCTACCTAGACGAGATTGAGCAGGCGATCCAACTAAGCAGACCAGCGCCGCCCCACGTCGTTGCTCGCGTGCTGTATCCGGGCTCCTACGATGGGATCGATACAAAATGAGCGCCTGCTACCCCGAGTGCTACCCCGAGTGCTCCTGCGGTGGCACTGGCAAAGTCGAGCGTGGCCCATCGGGCGCGACCTACTCCTACCCGTGCTACCCGTGGGATTGCCGCAACCCTCGCTGCCGCTGTCACCTACTGGACAACGCACGGAAGGCTCTGGCTAGGCCCGGTAGGCCGAGGGGGCGGTGATGGAACCCACGGCCCTATCCTCACCGCTTGGCAGCCGAGAGGCGATCCGTGAGCTTCTGATCGGCGTATCGCAGGTTCTGGCCGAGGAGGGCGACCTGGCCGAGTGCGAGCGTGACTACTGGGTACTGGTCAACCTCTTGGTCGATTGCATGGATGCGATTGAGTCGCTGCGGTGATGGGCGGCGTCAGCCTAGCCAGTCGCACCTGGATAGACCCCGAGACGGGCGTGATGACGCGGCTGTGCTCGTTGTGCGAGGAACCGAAGACGGACTTCCCGACGCGCGGCGACGGCAAGGAGAGCGGCATCTGCCACGACTGCCAGAAGGCGCGCAAAAAACGCTACGGCGCAGAAGGCAGGCTGACGGTCGACAAGACGGCCAATCGGGAGAGCAGCCGCCGCTACAACGAACGCCACCGCGAGCGGCGCCTGAAGTCCCACCGCGACTACATGGCGAGGGTCAAGGCCGACCCGGCAAAGCACGCCCGGTTCCTCGAAGCCCGACGGATCTGGTATCGGCTGAAGGCCGAGCAGGAAGGGCGTCCGCTTGAGTCGATCTCAGCGCCGCGGGCGACGATGGCGAAGGGTGCCGATGGCCGTCGCGTGCTGCCGAGCAAGCCACTGGCCGCCTTCATCGACGCCAAGGTGGCGACGGCCCGCGAGTTCGACAAGGTGCTGGGCATCCCCGCGGGCGACAAGGATGCGACGGGCGTCAGCGGAATGTGCCGCGAGCTGGGCGTAAACGAACGGCGCTTGCGGTCGTGGCGCGACGGCAAGGAGAACGTCACGCTGACCAAGGCCGAAGCCGTGCTTCTGGCGGCTGGTGCGTCGTGGGCTGAGGTCTGGGCGCCGGACGACTACCCCGAGCTCTACGCCGGACTGTTGGCGGGTGTGGCGTGAGGCTCATTCACGGCGACACGGTGGCCGAGAGCACGCCCGAGGGCATCTACCTCGGCGACCAGGACACGCGGCTTCTGCACCTGACGCCAGAGGATTGCCGCTGGCTCTCTGCCGTTGCTCTACCTGCGGCACTGGCTTGCATTTCATCCGGCGTCGTGCTAACCTCCAAGCATCCCAACCGCGAGGAGGCAGTATGAGCACTGAGCTACACCCAGCCAAGCCGGACTCGTGGATTGATCCTGAAGCCGGGCTAGAGGGCGTGGACGGCAACGCCTTCAGCATTATGGGCTTCGTAAGGCGCTCACTGAAGCGCGCTGGCAATCCGCCCGAGGTACTGATGGCATACAGCGACGCGGCCAAATCGGGCGACTACGACAACCTGCTGCGAGTCTCGATGGACTACTGCGGCGAACTCGGATGACCGACCAGAACGGCACAGCCCCACCCATCGTCCAAGCCGCTCTGGCAAGGAAAGCCCCAACGCCCGAGCAGCAGGAAGCCAGGGCAGCCGTTGACGCGCGGAACACGGCGCTGCAGGCCACGAGGCTGCCGATGCCGTCTACGGGGATCTTTGGCAGCCAGAAGAACAAGCCGCAGCCGAAGGTCAAGCCATGATTGACTGCGCCAACTGCGGTAGGGAGATCGAGCCAGACGAAGACGGTCGCGCGACTGGCCAAGGCGATGATCTGTGCTCCGAGTGCGCCGTTGATGCCGGCCAGTTCGACGAAGGCTGGGAGATGGCGGGTGACTGGTCGTGACCCACGGCGAGCGTCTGGTCCTCCCGACCGCCATCACGAGCCTGCTGATCCTGGCGTGGCTTGAATGGCCGTGGCCGATAGCCCTGATCTTGACTCTGGCCACCATCCTCATAGCCGACCGCCAGCACCGGCATCGGATGGAAGATGATTGGCGGCAACGGTGGGAAGTGCGCCAGCAGCTCTACTTGGCCGGCGATAGACACGCGAGGCCAAGGCGATGAAGGACGGCACCCAGCCCGGCGAGACACAGCGCTGCGAGGCGTGTGAGGCGCCGCTGATCGCCTGCTTGACCAAGGCTGGCAAAGTGGCCCCGATTGTCTTCAACCCGAGCGACGAGGGCAACGTGCTCGTGTTCCGCAAGGACGGGGATCTGCATTGCCGGACGTTCGGCGGCGACACGCTGGCGAAGCTCCACGAGGAGGGCGTGCCGCTGCGCACGAACCACTTTGCGGATTGTCCCGAGCGCGAGAGGTTCAAGCGATGACCATGACCGCGCGTAGGCAACGCAAGCCCGACCCTCACCACCCGCGCTGCACGCTGCCTCACGCCAAGCTGCGTTACAAGTCGATGACGGCCGCCGAGCGCACGCTGGCCAAGATCATCCTGCATGGTGCCGCGCGTTACCGCCCGCGGCGGGCCTACCAGTGCGAGGCGTGTGGCGGCTGGCACCTGACGTCGGAAGAGAAACGATGACCCTCCCCGACCACGATCACGTCTCGATCGCCGACGTACAGGCGGCACGGACATGAGCGCCACAGAGGCACTGCCGACTGCCTGGAAGGCGGCCGTGGAGTTCTGCCCCTTCTGCTCGGCCGACGGCTGCGTGCGTTGTGGCGGGACGGGCGACCTCATGGGCCACCTACTCGGCGAGGCGTATCAACGTGGCCGCGAAGAGGCGCTCGTCCAGATGCGCGAGGTCTACCAGGTGAGCCGGCTAGCTGGCCGCACGGTGGCCGAGCTTCCCGTTCCGGCCGATCTGAAGCGGAGTCTCGGGCTATGACCGACACAGGACTTGCAGGGCAAACAGGACAAGGGAGAGGCGCATGAAACGACCATTCACACTGAAGATCACAGTGCTCGCCGTGCTGGTCGCGGTGGGTGCGGCGTTCGCCGCGACAGCACAGGCTGCCACGGTTGCCAGCACAATCAGGGCACCTACGGCGGTCGCTTTCAGCACGAGCGGCGAGCTTTGGGTTGCCGATCGTGCGGGAGATAGGCTGATTGGGTTCAACCCGAACCGTGAAGAGATCACGGAAGTCGGCTTGGAAGGCGCGGGCTTGGATCAGAACATGGCCGGTGGGATCGCCACGGACGCCGCAAGTGACGTGTATGTCACGGACGGCTTCGGCTTGCAGTGGGGTGGTATGAGCTCGACGAGCCGAGTGCGTGAGTTCTCGCCATCCGGCACGCTGCTGAAAACGCTCACGAGCCCGGCGCTAGGTAGTCCCGGTGCGTTGGCGATTGATTCGGGCGGGGACGTGTGGGTGCTGAACACGCTCACCGGCACGGTCGTCGAGTTCTCGCCCAGCGGGTCCGTGATCGGTGGCTTCACAAAGCAGCTCGGCTGGTCCTACGGGCTGGCGATCACCATCAGCGAGAAGGGCGTCCAGACGTTGAAGGACGTGGCGTGAGCGCGATGTCGGAACGCGACGGAAGCGACATCTCGATCCCGCGCGAGCTGGCCGACGCGATGGCACAGGCGATCAGCTACCTCGTGGACGAGAACTACGGCATCGAGGGCACGGACGGCAACGCTGGATGTTGTCCATCCCGTCCGTGCCTGCTTCTAGGGAGGAGACGGCCCGTGAGTGACGAGAGAGAGTGGACCGGCGATGCCGTTGTTCAGACTCACGCCTATGTTCGGGCCGCAACGACCCTCAAGGGCCACGGTGGCTCGATGTATAAGGCGTGGCGCGAGTACGACACGGGCTGGGAGCCTGAGGAAGTGCTGGCGATGCTGAAAGATATGCCGAGTTGGGATCTGCTCGACGGGGTTCAGCAGGGCAAGATGTTCGGCGTGGTCCTCGCCTTCGGTGCGTTGGCAATCGAGCGCGATCGTGAGCACCGATGAGCATTGGCCCCTCCACCTGGGAGCTACAGCGGATGCACGAGCTGGACTCCCTCCTGTCTGTCCTTCGTCCATCCGAGGGGCAGCGATGACGGCCCACACACCGAACTACGGGCCAGTGCGCTACGCAGACACGAGGCTCAAGGGCTGCGAGTGCGAACGCCCAATCAGGGACGGCCTGGACTGCTTCAAGTGCGGCAGGCCCCTGCAACCGGCACAGCAGCACATCACGCCTCGCTACGACAAGCTCGGCCGTAGGATCACACCACACGGGCTAGACTGATCTGGCGATGAGCAAGCGAGCCTGCAGGGGAACAGCCAAGAAGACGGGCGAACCCTGCGGAGCGCCACCACTGAAGCCGGGAACGATCATTGAGGGCATCACCGTCAGCGGCGACTGGTGTCGTAAACACGATCCGCTTCTACCCGTTTCCGCCCGTTTGGAGCGATTTCAGGTCGGGGGTGGCAGGCCACGCAACCCACGAGCAGTGGACGTGCTCAAGGAGCGCATAGAGGCCAATGTCGACGCCGTGCTCGATCCACTGTGGGATGCGTTGCAGGCGGATCGTGGATTGGCGCTCAACGTCAAGGGCGGCGGCATGGTCATCGGTTACTCACCAGACCACCCAACGCGGATCGTTGCCGCCCGCGAGCTGCTTGACCGTGGCTACGGTAGGCCGACGCAGACGACAGAGCTTAGAATGCTGACGTTGGATCTATTCGACCAAGCGATCCAGGACCTGGAAACGCAACTTGCCGCCAACG